TTCTTTCGATGCCCTAGACCAAATTAGTAGGTTAGAGGTGACTTCTGAAATGGCAAGACAAAACGTATTTGACATGATAGCTGAAATTAAAGATACAGGATATGAAGACCACCTATGGGTGCAAGAAAAATCTTTAAAGTTCTGTAAACAACAAGAATTAAAAAAAGCTATTACTAAAGTTAATAAAATTTTAGATGATGGTGATTTTGAATCTTATGATAAATGTGAGGCCTATATTAGAGAGGCAATTCAAGTAGGTGAACTAGACCAAACCCTATTAGATGTCTTTAGTGGGTTAGAAGAGGTATTACAAGATGACTTTAGAGAACCAATACCTACAGGAATCACGGGTATTGACAATCTTTTAGATGGTGGTTTGGCAAAAGGTGAAATAGGTGTTTTCTTAGCTCCCACAGGAGTTGGGAAAAGTACTGTATTGACTAAAGTAGCAAATACAGCTTATAATTTAGGTTATAATGTTCTACAAATATTTTTTGAGGACAACCCAAAAATCATCCAAAGAAAACACATTACTTGTTGGACAGGAATCTCTTCAAAAGAACAAGCATCTAATAAAACTGAAGTTCTAGAGAAACTAGAAAAATATCAAGGTAGAGGTAAACTATTATTAGAAAAATTACCTTCTGATACCATGAATATGAATCAAATTAAAAATCGAGTAAGAAAATTAATGGCAGAAGACAATAAAATAGATTTAATAATTTTAGATTATATTGATTGTCTTTTACCTGATAGGGTATTTAATGATGAGTGGAAAGGTGAAGGTTCAGTTATGAGAAGATTCGAAAGTATGTGTAACGAACTAGACGTTGCAGGTTGGACAGCAGCACAAGGAAATAGAACTTCTATAAGTTCTGATATTGTTACAACAGATATGATGGGTGGGTCCATTAAAAAAGCCCAGGTAGGTCACGTAATTATATCTATTGCGAAAAGTCTACAACAAAAAGAATTAGGCTTAGCTACCATAGCCATTACTAAATCTAGAATTGGTAAAGATGGGATAGTTTTTGAAAACTGTAAATTCGATAATGAGTATTTAGAAATCGATACAGACCAATCACAAACCCTTTTAGACCTAGAAAATGATAGAGAAGTAAGAAACGCTCAACGAGTACGTGCAGCGATGGAAAGAAGAAACCAAACAATACAATAAATTAAAATAAGAAATTATTAATTAATAGTTTCGATTAAACTTAAAAAAATTAAAAATATGGAAGTATCTAATAAAATTTTATCTGACATTACAGTTTATATGAAGTATGCAAAGTACATACCAGAACTGAATAGAAGAGAGACATGGGAAGAGTTAGTGACGAGGAACAAAAATATGCACATAAAGAAATATCCTTTCCTTGAAGATGAAATTAATGAAAAATATAAACTAGTATACGATAAGAAAGTACTACCCTCAATGAGAAGTATGCAATTCGGAGGTAAACCAATAGAAATCTCCCCAAACAGAATATACAATTGTGCATACCTACCTATAGACCATATAGATTCATTTAGTGAAACAATGTTTCTATTACTTGGAGGAACAGGAGTAGGTTATTCTGTACAAAAACATCATGTAGCTAAATTACCAGTTATTCAAAAACCATACCCAAAAAGAAAAAGAAGATTCTTAATCGGTGACTCAATTGAAGGATGGGCAGACTCAATTAAAGTATTAATGAAATCATATATGAATGGTGGTGGAAGTAGAGTAGAATTTGATTACTCAGATATTCGACCTAAAGGAGCAAGATTGATAACGTCAGGAGGGAAAGCTCCAGGACCTCAACCACTAAAGGAATGTTTAGTAAAGATAGAAGGATTATTAAATCAAAAAGAAAATGGAGAACAACTTACAACTATTGAAGTACATGACATTGTATGTTATATCGCCGATGCTGTATTGGCCGGTGGTATTCGTCGAGCAGCTCTTATTAGTTTATTTAGTGCTGATGATGATATAATGATTGGATGTAAAGCTGGAAATTGGTGGGAATTGAATCCACAAAGAGGTAGAGCAAATAACTCTGCAGTCTTAATGAGACACAAAATTACAAAAGACTTTTTTATGGAGTTATGGAAACGTGTAGAACTATCAGGAGCTGGTGAACCAGGAATTTATCTAAATAATGATAAAGATTGGGGGACCAACCCATGTTGTGAAATTGCTTTAAGACCATACCAATTCTGTAATCTTTGTGAAGTAAATGTTTCAAACATTGAATCGCAAGAAGATTTAAATGAAAGAGTTAAAGCAGCAGCATTTATAGGTACGTTACAAGCAGGTTATACAGAATTCCATTATCTTAGAGATGTATGGAGAGAAACAACAGAAAAAGATGCACTTATAGGTGTTTCGATGACAGGTATTGGTTCTGGAAAAGTACTTAATTATGACATGGCAAAAGCTGCAAGTCTTGTTAAAAGAGTAAATACAAGAGTATCTAAGTTAGTAGGTATAAATCAGGCAGCGAGAACTACAACTGTTAAACCTGCAGGAACAACATCATTAACTTTAGGAACATCATCAGGTATTCATGCATGGCATAATGATTATTATATTAGAAGAATAAGAGTTGGTAAAAATGAAGCTATATACACTTATTTAAGTATAAATCATCCAGAATTGGTAGAAGATGAGTTCTTTAGACCACATGATACGGCAGTAATTGAAATACCACAAAAAGCACCAAAAGGTTCTATTATGAGAACTGAATCACCATTCCAACTTCTAGAAAGAGTGAAAAAAGTAGCTACAGAATGGGTAAATTCAGGACACCGTAAAGGTTCCAACTCACATAATGTATCTGCAACAATTAGTTTGAGACAACATGAATGGGATGCAGCCGGAGAGTGGATGTGGGAAAATAAAAAATACTATAATGGTCTATCTGTATTACCATACGATGGTGGTTCTTATACTCAAGCCCCATTTGAGGATATTACAGAAGAAAAATATGAGGAAATGATGAAATCTTTACATGACATAGATTTATCTAAAGTTATTGAACTAGATGACAATACGGATTTATCGGGTGAATTAGCTTGTTCTGGTGGTCAATGTGAAATAGATGTTGATTTAAAGAAAATAGAAGAATTAACTGAAACAGAGGGTTAAAAATGAAAAGAAAAGATGACTGGATTGAAGAACTCTACTATAAAGAATTCGTCAAACCAAAACTAGAACCTAAAGACTTTTACTGGGAAGAAGGTAAAATGGTCATGACTGAAGAGTACCACAAGAAAAGAGGTTACTGTTGTAATAGTAATTGTAGGCACTGTCCATATCAATCAAATAAGACACAAACCACAAATAGAATAGAGAATACAACAATAAATTAATCTTGGAAGTATTTATATAAAAAACTTATAATGCCAGAATTTGGAACATACGGGATAAATTTTCCTTTAAATAAGAGTAGACTAGGGTACATGTTCGATTTGACAGAGACCCCAGAGGATGAAATTAAAGCTGATTTAATCCATCTACTTTTAACTAGGAAAGGAATGAGGTATTTCCTCCCAGATTTTGGTACACGTCTTTATGAATATATATTTGAACCGATGGACACCCCAACGTTTGATTCTATCGAGGCTGAAATAAGAGAACAAGTAGATAAATATATTCCTAATTTAAGGATAGATAATATAATAATAACACCAATGAAAGAAGCGGAAGAAACCGAAGGGACACTGGTTACCACTAACGATGATAGAGTTTATCGGGTATCGGGAGCCGCTGCAGAAGAGTACACAGCTAAAGTGAGGGTAGATTTTACTACCACTAGTAGTGCTTTTGAAACTAAAGATTTCGTAATAATTAATTTATAGTGGCAAATAATAAAATATCATATACAGAAAGAGATTTTGTTGGACTAAGGACCGACTTGTTAAAATATGTTAAAGAACAATATCCAGAATTAATCCAAAACGCAAATGACGCTTCTATATTTTCAGTTCTATTAGATTTAAATGCGGCAATCGGAGATAATCTTAACTATCACATAGATAGAAGTTTACAGGAAACAGTGTTGGAATATGCACAACAACGTTCTTCCCTCTTCAATATAGCAAGAACTTATGGTTTAAAAATACCTGGTAATCGTCCTTCAGTGGCAGTTGTAGATTTATCGGTTACGGTTCCAGTTATGGGAGATAAAGAGAATACTAGGTATCTGGGGTTATTAAGAAGAAATTCACAATTTAAAGGAGGTGGTGAAGTTTTTGAGTTAGTAAATGATGTAGACTTCGCAAGTGCATATGATAGTAAAGGTTTTCCTAATCGAACTAAGACCCCTAACTTCGACTCAAACGGAAATGTAATAAATTATACAATAACTAAGAGAGAGGTCGTAGTTAATGGAGTTACTAAAGTGTTTAAAAAAGTAATAACTAGTACAGACGTTAAACCATTTCTTAAAGTTTTCTTACCAGAAAAAAATGTATTAGGAGTTACAGCGGTAATGCAAAAAGATGGTACAAGTATCCAAGCTTTACCTAAAAATACCGACTTTATTAATGCGACAAATAAATGGTATGAGGTAGAAGCATTGGTACAGGATAAAGTTTTTATAGAAGATAGTAGTAAAAAATCAGATAAACCAGGTATTAAGATAGGAAAGTGGCAAAACACAGACCAGAGATTTATTACGGAATACACCCCAGAAGGTTTCTTTTTTCTAACTTTAGGTGGGGGAAGTAGTTCTGCAGAAGACTCACTTGATGATTTAACTTCCACAGGTTATAAGTTAGACCTTAACCAATATATGAATAATTTATCATTAGGGAGAGCACCACAGTCTAACACTACTATTTTTATTCAGTATCGTGTTGGTGGTGGTAAAGGAACGAATGTAGGACCTAATAGTGTTAATACGGTAGCCAGTATAGATTTTGCTATTAATGGTCCAATAAGTAGTATTAATTCTGCTGTAAGAGATTCCTTAACCGTGAATAATGTAACTTCCGCAATTGGAGGAGCCAATCAACCGAGTGTAGAAGAAATAAGAAATTATATTTCATTTAATTTTTCCGCACAACAAAGAGCTGTAACCATAAATGATTATGTTTCTAGAATACAGACTATGCCAAGTGTTTTTGGGTCTCCAGCAAAAGTAGGGGTTATGGAAGTGGAAAATAAGATTTTTATTAATCTTTTATCTTATTCTGAAGATGGTTCATTAACGTCTAAGGTAAGTACTACGATGATGAAAAATATCGCGGAGTATCTATCGGACTATAGAATGTTAAATGATTATATAAGTGTAACATCCGCTGAAGTTATAGACTTATCACTAGAAATGGATTTAATAATCGACCCTGGATTCAATCAAGCAGACATAGTAACTAACATTATAGATAAAACTACAACCTTTTTCAGTCCCGACAATAAAGAAATGGGGAAAGATGTCTTTACTGGGGAACTAACAAAAGATATCGTAAACCAACCAGGGGTAATAAACTTAGTAGACCTTCGACTCTTTAATAAAGTGGGAGGTGATTACTCTGAAAATACCGTTTCACAACCTTATAAAAACGCTTCAACCAAAGAAATAGCTTTGATAGATGGTACCCTATTCGCACAACCAAATCAGATATTTCAAGTGAAATTACCAAATAAGGATATAGCAGTAAGGATTAAAACCCTATCCCAACCATCCATCACATAATTAGATTTACAAATAGGTAGTGTATATTACTTTTAATTTTGACAGAACAAATATTTATCTGTTAAAGTAATGTATGCCCAAATCATATAGAATAAGAACAAAAGTAGGTGAAGATAGGTTTGTAAAAGTAAACTTACAACAAGACTTTGACCTTTTAGAAATTTTGAGTCTAAAATTGACTCAGTCAGAGGTGTATGCAAGAATGTGTGCAGACTACGGTGTAATTGTAGGTAGAGTAGTAGCAAATAGTGGTTTGGGTGTCCCTAATGCAAAACTTTCCATTTTTATTCCTTTAACCGCAGAAGATGAACAAGATGATGCGATAACCGCACTGTATCCTTTTAAGGATGTTACAGATAAAAATGAAGAAGGATATAGATATAATCTTTTACCTACCACTAAACAACATAACCGACACACTCCAACAGGAAGTTTCTTAACAGCGGAGGAAACTATATCCAATCCTCTTAAATTAGAAGTATTTGAGAAATATTATAAATTTACTGTAAAAACTAATGAAAATGGAGACTACATGGTTTGGGGGGTACCGTTGGGTATCCATCAAATACACATGTCTGTGGACGTAAGTGACATTGGATGTTACTCAATGAAACCATTTGACTTTGTATCCCAAGGGGTACCAATAGAAAAATTTAAAAACTCTGCTGTATTTAATGAATCAGAAAACTTAGATACTTTACCACAAATAGTAATTCAAAATAAAACAGTAGAATCAGTTTCCTTCTGGGGAGATGATGAGATGTGTAATTCTGGTATTTCTAGAGTTGATTTTGACCTAAGAGACTCCAATGTCGAATTTAGACCTAACGCGTTATTTATGGGGAGTATTATTACCGATGATAATAGTGGGAGTGTTGGATGGCAGTGTGGACCAAGTAGAAATCAAGGTGATGTATGTAAATTAACTACAGGGAGTGGTAAAATAGAAGCGATTAGATTTACAGTATTTCAAGAAAATGATGAAAAACCAGGTTGTTCTTGTAGACCTAAATTAGAAAAAATAAATTTACACAATTTAGATGGTACGGGGTCTTTTGTAGCTAAAGTCCCTATGAACTTAGATTACATCTATACCGATGAATTTGGAAATCAACAAATATCTTCTGACCCTTCTGTAGGAGTACCGACTAGAGGTAAATATAGGTTTAGACTTAGTTTTGATAGTGAAACAGGTGCGGGAACCCGTAAAGGAAAATATCTAGTACCAAATATTAGAGAGTATACGGACCAATTTATAGACAGTTATCAATTTTCTACTGAATTATTAGATTATCCACACGATATGGGTTCTAGTCCAAGTATAAAATGTAACAACTATTTAAGTTCACCAGCATTTTTAGGAGAAGACTATTTTTATGAAATGTTACCAGACAGAGTATATAGTCTAGGTCAGTTTATAGACATTTATAGGAATGATTATAGTCAAACACCTTTTGATGCAGACGCAACCAATTCTGACATCCCAGGTAGAGGGGTAATGCATAGTGGATATGGGGCTAAAAGAAATAGATGGGATTTTGTAGGGATAAAAAGTACTAATCCCGCCAAAGAAGTAGATTGTAGTGGAAGTATAAGAGAATTTCCTGCCAACGATGGTTTTAGAGGAGGGTCGTTTATTTTTGTTATAACACAGTTAACTTTATTCTTAACAGTCTTATCCATATTTGTTCCATATATCCTCTTAGCGTTAATGGTTCTTTTTGAAACATATAGTCTACTCCTCCATGTGGCATCAGCTGTTAATGCTTTAGCTATCGCTATGACCCAAATCTTAAATATAGTACTTGGTTTAGGTGCTCTACTTCCTATTGGTGCAATTTTATCTGCGGTGGGGGCATTTGCTTTTGCTTTAATACAAGTAGCTATTGCGATAACTATGGTTAGATTATTACAGGCTGGGGTGACTTCTATGAAGTATAGATTACCCCTAACCAAATATGATGAGTGTGAAGATTGTAATTGTGGTTCATTTTTTGATATGGATTTTCCGGGTCTTTGGGGAGCAGGAGAAATACAACAAGAATCGGGTAGTCCATTAGTAGACGACCCTAATTGTCAAATTCCAGCATTAAGAGCTAGTAATAAATTATATTATAGTGAAGAACATGGTGAAGATATAGATGATGGAGAAGATAAAACCAGTATGGCGGGATGTTATACCATTAGTTATGATGGGTCTGGATTAGAAGCTACATTTACAGTAGCTATATGGACAATGATAACAATTGGAGCTGTATTTGCATGGATACCTGGAGCGGGGGCTGCCTTAAGCCCTGTTCTTATTGGTCTTATTATAGATGGTTTTGTTATATTGATTGCAACTTTTATGTTGAATAGATTGGGTGTTATATTCTTTGGTCTTAATGAATGGAGAGTAAGAAAAAACATATATAATGGTTTATGTCAAGGTATCTTTAATATGGGATTCTGGGCATCTTGGATTAGAGGTACCCTTTACCATTTTAGGTTTGACAATAAAAAAATAAAAAGTACAGACCCAAGTACCCTAACAGAAACTACCACTGATTATTTTTGTAGAGATATTATTGTAGGTCCTGATGATGGTTTCACCAACCCAAACGAATATTATTACAGAAGTGCTCCTTATAATCCTACTACAGGAATATTTCAAGCAAACAACCCGAGTGCGGGAGGTTCTTTCTCATATGAAAAACCAGAAAATGGAGGGACAGCAACCATCCAATATAGAATGTTCTATAAAGGTATTAATTATCCCACAACAGTAATAGAATTGGGTACCTTTGAAGATTTAAGTACCAATAATTCCTGTGTAGATTGTGATAGTGAACTAGCTACCGATTTTTTCATAGACCAACTACAATCATCTTCCGCACAATCACCAGCAGGAATTTTAGATTATTTTATTAATCAAAAATTAATGGGTTATAATTGGGGTGAAATACAATTTGCTGGAGTTAATAACTGGTTTGGTGGTAGTAGGGCATGGCAAACATTTGGGTTCCCAGCTTCAGGAGGTGCGTCTGATAGGAATAAACGTGAACTCAAAGCTAGTAGTGCAGGTCTTGCAGGGGGACAATATAGGTTATTAGATGGTGACATCGCACAAGCAGTCGCTTTTAATAATGAAATGTCTATACACAAATACCAAAGTCCTTTTTACTACCCAACAGACCCCAACTACGGTCCACTACCACCAACAATTCTTGACCCAGCTATCGATAATACGTATGCACAGAAAGAAATGAAAATAGATAGTATGGATTTAAGAAATAGATTAATGGGTGGGAGTACTGGGTATAGTCGTGCTCAAACAATTCCATATTATCCATGGAAAAAAGGAGCGGGTGTAAATTTTGGAAATAGAGATAATAATTGGGAGGCAGCAAATAACAGTGGTATTAGTATTGTAAGTAATCCATCACAACCAGGACCCATAATAGTACCCCCAACGGGACCTATCCCGTCCCTCATACCGTCTACCGATAAAGTATCTATGGGATACTATCATTATTATTTTGGTTTATATCAAGGAAATAATGCTTATGATAAATTTGTTAATGGTTATATGCCACCACTAGATTAGAGTATGGGAAATAGAGAAAACATATTAAAAGTTATACCAAGTAAAAAGTTTGCTGGTGCAACGGAAGAAGACTTAACTTTCCAAGTTACATTAAATGACACTTCTAGACCTTTGATACAGGGAGATAGAACTGTAAATCTGAATATTAATGATAGATTTAATGATGAAAGACAAAATATAAGTAACTATAGAGTGTACGGTAAAATATCACCTTTTATAGATAATGACTATGGTGGATTAGCTATAAATACAGATACGAGTTCGAGTTCCAGTGGATTTACAACCCTACTTTTTCAACAATTATATTATATCCACAGTTCTGGAGGTACAGCATTTTCTCCTTGGCCTGGTTATCCACAATTTCAAGAATTTGATTTTAAAAGAAAGGATGTAGATGAATTTTTATCTACCACCACTAATTGGAATATGTTCCTAACTTACCCATCTGAATGTATGAGTGACCAACGAATGTGGTACCAAGCAGAACAATCACCAACCTCAAACACTATAGCTTTTTTAGCAAACCAAGGAATTCCTTTTCATACTCAACAAATAACCTTGAACGGAAGAGATATGATTAGATTTTATTGTGGTGCTCCCCATGGATTAAGTACGGGTGAATATGTGGTATTAAATATGGATGATGGTCAAGGGACAACATACACTCTTAGAGATACTATCTTTCCAGTTTATAGTGTAGGTGACTCAACTAGAAATTCTTCCGAAACCGTATTTAATTTACTTTTTCCTCAAGGAACGGTGGTAGGTTTTCCAACACTACCGAATTTTGCAATGGGTACCATGAGAAGGCAAACTAATAAAGCCAATCCTGAAAGTCTTTCTCAATATTATGTGAGAGTAAATAAAATATTAACAAAAGTATCGGATACAGTACTTGATGATTGTGGTTTTGAACAAGGAGTTTTTCCGGATGTTAAACAAGTTGATAAAGTGACACCTTTAGGTTCATGTAGGGTTTCGGTTAAGAATAGTTACCCTTCGTATTTATATTCTTTCACCAGAGATGTAGATGTTAAAACTCTAAGAGATAATCTAGGAAGACCACTTACAAACTTATATGTTACAGTATTTTTAAGAAATGATTTAGGTTACTTTAATTATCCCCCACGATATGGGTGGGAATGGAATTTCCCCCTAACTTTCATGGATACTTCCATTAGTGGGGTTGGAGATGCCTCAGGTGTACCTTTACCATTCGGACCAGTTGGTCCTAATATTGTAAGAGGAGATATAGGAGACCCACAACCTTCTGGTCCTATAGTAGATGTTCTACCGGGTGGTACTGGATTAATGAGAGGTACAGAATTAAGAGTTGGGGACTTACTGAGAGGAGATTTCTGTGAATATAATGCGGAAGAACTAAAAGAAAGAGTTATAAGTGAAATAAAACACCAATTTAGTTGGAATTCTTCGGTGTTTATGATGTCACAAGATACTATAGATGGGGTTAAAGGTTATATTTATAAACCACACTACGAGGTTCCCATCAGAAGATTCTCCACCTACATCGAGTTTGGAGACCCACAAGAAGTGATTGATATACCAGATTGGGCAGAATACTGGGAAAGAGAAAAAACTTGGAGATGGAGAGATTTGTGGGAGATAGGGTTTATAGAAGGGGGACATGGTGTAGACTATCCTTTTATGAATAACGCTCAATACCCAAGTAAAATTATCCCATTCTATGTTCAAAAACAGATTAGAATGGAATCAGACCTGTCAGTTACAGGATTAACAGAAATAATAGATGACTTTTTAACAGATGGCTGCGAATAAATTTACATTTAATATAAACACTAAAGACCCAGTCATTCAACTAGGGTTCGGTACTACTTTCGATGAGACTGGTAGAGAAGATTTAATAAAAGTATATGAGAATGACGTAGTAAGAAAATTAGTAAATCCCACTAAAGACTTTGAAGTAAGTAGATATAGACATGCTCCATTATTAGATAATAGTGAAGAAAGTCCCGATATATTCTACCAGTTTAACTTTTATCAAGTATCTACGGGACTCTACCCTACGACACTCCCCTTCGCCACACCATTCCAACCCTACCCGTTTGGATTTAACTTTAAAGGTTACACCAATCAGGAATTGGGGGAAAATACCTCTGATTTGTTAAAAAGTTTCTTTAAGTTAGATTTTTATGATAATCCTGTAAAGACAAGACAAAAATTCTATATGTCCAATATTCTTAGTCCCGTGAATGGTACTAAACTTAATTTATCTGCCATAGATGCAGATTGTATGAATAACATTATTGGGTCAACACCAGCACAAGTTATTTCAGAATGGGGTGCTTTAAATATGAATGTTCCCGACCCCCCAATAATGGATGCTAGTGGGTTAAATACAGTATTAGATACTGCACGTAATGTACCAATACCCCGTTATCACTTTGATATGGATAATAAAAGTATAGGTTACTTCTTTTATTGGTTAAAAGAGAGTACCTATTTAAATCTTAATACTTTCTATATGTCTACAAAGTTTTATAATGGTAGAGATGGTGAGGTGTCTAGATTTACCAATGTAGACCCGTCCACATTACCTAACCCGACTAGTTTTGACCCAGCCAATAATATGTATTATAAATTACTCTTAGATAAAAATAATTTTACCTATTGGGTTGAAGACATGGCAGGTACTAGAGTAGGAACAAGTATAAACACCCCGATAGAGTTTTGGGAATACGTAAACCCAGTATAAAATATGGAGAGACATTCATTACAAATTCAGAGAAGATTGTATCCAGGACAACTAGATGCAATACCAGCCCAATTACCATTATCTTATGTGTCTGAACAAAAGAATAATTTACTTAGTGGACAAAATTGTAATAATTGTTTTTTTAATAATGGAGGAAAATGTGGATATTGGAAAGCAAAAGTGAGGAACGATTATAGGTGTGATTCATGGAGAAGTTTAACATCCACAGCTCCTCTTCCACCTCCACCTCCTTGTTTAACAGGTATTACAATACCTATACTTTTAACTCAAGATTTTAACGATATTGGGGTTTATACACCATTTGATGGGTTAGCCGTACAACGAGATGTATTAGTTAATTTTGTATATACAGGAAACAATAATAGTATCACTATATTTAATACAGCAGATTTAGAATTTAGGAAATTTTTAAGAGTTGCTCCTTATGATGTAGATTGGGGAGATGGTAATACATCACAATTAACTCCACCTTTACAAGTAACTGCAAGTCATACCTACACCACACCTAGTAGTGGTTATACTATAACTTTAAGTCAAGTAAATCCCTGGGGAACCACATTCATTTCTAGGAGTGTTCCTATTCCATACTTTAATAGTCCAGTAATACCAAACCCATTCGGAAACTTTTCTATGTTAGCTCCAAATATTGGAGACCCAATTGGATGTGATTCGGTAACCCAAGATTGGATATTTTGGGGGGATAGTAATCCAGATGTGTGGGATACTCTAAGTAGTAATTGGGTGAATACACCTTTTGCGGTTACAGGACACTCCTATACCAGTCAGTTAAAAGTTTTAAAACAATACGGGACCAACCCATACCCAAATGTAGGGTCAGTGGTAAATGTGGGATTATCGGGTACTGGTGTTATAACTACCATTTCTTCTTGGTATACGGCATACACTTTAAACGATATTAATTATATAGATTATAGTGGAGGGACCACAGCATACTCAGCTATGAGTATGGGATTAAATCATGATAATATAGATTATCATTGTTGTAAAGAAGAGGAAGTTTGTAATTGCAGTGAAGACCCACATTTAGATTGTTGGATAGTCCATATGGGAATGGATTGTATGACAATTAGAGATTATTTAGATGGTGGAGGTGGAGGCTTCCCACCAAATTCAGGGACCCAGGCAAATCTTTTCCTATATCTAATACCCGACCCATCAAATCCAGGCCACTATGTAACAGTTAATCAACAGAGTCCTCTTTGGTGTACTGAAGATGAGTGTAAACAAGCAAATGGATTGATGAGGAGAGCAGGACCAGGAAATCGAGTGGCAGGTGGAGTATTAGGTTCTGCGATAGTATACGGAGCACCCCAAGAAGAGAAAACAGCCTTACCTACTCCCGTAATTCCTAAAGTAAGTAATATAACCCCTTTGGATAGGTTATTTGAATGTATGAATACGGTTTGTAGTGAAATACCACAAGGTAGTTGGATAGATGAAGATAGTGGAGAATCGACTTATAGTAGTTTATTAGCACAAAGTAATATGTATTCCTCGTTAGAGGGTTGTAACGCTAACTGTGGATGTACAGAAATAGAAAATCTTAATATAACTTTAAATAATGTTCAAACATGTGGTACTGTTACATTAACAAATGCAAATGGAATTCAATCACATACTTTTGATTGTGATGGTGTAGTAGAAATGGGTGGATTTGACATGTTAAGTTCAGAGTATACTATTACAAATAATAATACCTCAGAATCTATAACTATTTATCCTGTAAATGGGCAATATAATAATATTTTCTTTGACAATCTTTGTCCTAGCAATTATACAAATATAAATGGACCAGCAGCTGGTCTTTACACCTTTACCATTTTAAATGATAAAGGATGTACTAAACAAGTCTCTATAACAGTAGAAACTAGTGATTAATAAAATATAAAATATGGGATGTCCAGGACAAGCATCAGGACCTTCAACCGGAACTGAACAAATAGGAGCAGTAACATGGGGTGTAGGATATAACTACCCTAAGTTAGTTGGTGGTGGTTTTAGTAATTCTAATTACAATTCAGCATATGACGGTGCCAATACTGCAAATTCAGGGTTAGAAAGTGGTACGGATTCTTGTTCATGTTTATGTTCGGGTATGATGGCAGGGGATATTCCATTTTTTTATCAGTTTGTTAGGACTAATACCTATACATCACACGAAGATACATGGACAAGTGGTTATTTTCCAGGTGGTACTACTGGAATATATAGTCTTTCCACGACCAGTAGAATGTACTATTTTAATATAGGTCAGAGTAGTAGGTGTGGTCAAATTTTTAGTGGACTTTATCAATTACATGGTAACAGAGGGCTATATAGGGACCCTAGTGGTATTTGGGCTGGACCTTGTGGGACTGGTTCATGGGCTGGTGCGGGTAGATTAGATTTGACATTTCACGAATACCTATTTAATAGTCAAGCAGGTTTAAGTGGTTGGTGGAAGGCTCCTTCAACGTGTGGATGGCAGTATGCCTCAAACGAAGGTGGTTTTCCATGGATATCATTATGTATTAATCCTTTACTATTAGGTACCGAAAACGAGGACGGATGCCCACTATCCTCCTGTCTAAACCCAATGGATTATGGTACAAATATACCATCCCAATCAATACCGAACGGACACAATTTAACTCCTGGATGTCCTCTTACTTCAACTGTTTGGCAAACATGCCAAGACGGTGATTGTTCACCTAATGGTCAGTGTTTAGGTCCCCCAACGAACCCATCCCCAACAGGATGTATCTCGAACAATTCTATTTTAAATGGTTTTGATGTGACAGGACAAGTAACTGGAGCTGATAATGGGTGTTTTGATTGTGAAGGAAAAGCAGTTTTTCATCCATGTTATGGTACTAGCCTTGTAGACCCAGCAACTAATACCACCCTATTTCCTACATGGAATGGTGCGGCGAGTTCATGGGATAGTCCTTTAGGTGCTGAGACAACTGCAGTATATGGTGGAGTTGGGTACGGTGTTAATCACCAATATGCAGGATGTGAAACAATGGGAGCAGGTGGTGACAGAAGTAGCCCAACTCAATATAATCCCAACCCTGATGTTAAATACCACAATGCAGACTTTAAACAGAGTCAAGATTGGGACGCTTGTTGTAAGTATAGTCAATTTGGTTGTCCCGACCCTAATTTTGCTAATTTTAATGGAGCAACCACTACTTCTAGTGGTTTAGACTGTCAGGGAAATCCAGACCCAGCACATTCAAAATACTGGGATAACGTAAATTCACAATGGATGTGTGAAAATGTTTCATGGGTTGCGGGAGGAGCTACAACTTTTAATTATAACGACGCACAAGGGTTACCAACGACTGCCACCCAACCTTCAGCAGGTAGTCCAGTTCCTTGTACTAGTTTAACTTCTAATGGTGCACCTAATATGTCTAACCACCCATATGCGTGGAATAAAACCAATTACCAGAGTGCCGATACTTGTTGTTGTTCAGATGCGGGATGTAGAGATGATGGAAATGGTGTGTTATCACCATGGACCGGTGGTGGGGGTGTTCCCCCAGCAGTGCCTGACCCAGCTAGGTATACACCAGCAAATCCATCGTTTTCATGGGCTAGTGCAGGTGGTAATACAGACATACCTTTTTATCCAGGTTATTCGGTTATGATAGGTCTTGTGAGTCCGACTAATATAACGTCTTCTGCTGTAGGTGCAAGTAACTATTGTCCAAATTGTTTAGAAGATTGTAATGGTGACCCACATCCACCAGGAGGTCCTGGTACGTACAACCCGGGATGGGCAGATTGTTGTCAATATCAAATACCTGGATGTATGGATAATACCCCAGCAACACCAGGTAATCCAGATATTTTTGGTTTTGGTTCTTATTTAGTGTGGAATTATAATCCCTTAGCAAATGTAGATTCCGGTTCATGTTTTTATGATGAACCAATTAATGGGTGTATAGATGATGGTGGTTTAGGATTAAGTGTTGTTGGTGCCATACCATATCCGGGATACGTCTATCCAGGAATACCGGCAAATAACTACGACCCAATGGCAAATATTATGGATGGTTCATGTACGTATGATTATGGTTGTCCTGACGTCTTTGCAGTTAACTACGACCCTTGTGCTGACCCTGCTAACTATACGGCAATTTCAGCGGGAGGACCACCTATGTGTACTTCAACTAATACTCATCCTAATTGGATAGCTCAAGGACCAAGTTATATTAATATGCAAATAGCGTGGGTACCAGATTTAACTCTCTGTACTTATGATATTCCAGGAGCAGGTCCGGGATGTATGGACCCACAGGCAATTAATTATAATCCTCTAGCTACTGAAGATTGTGGTGGACCTTATTCACCAGGCCCCTTACCAGTACCACACCCTCAAGATTTTAGTTGTTGTACATATCCTACGGAAGGTTGTACGGACCCTAATGCATGGAATTATAACGCATTAGCAATGATTGATGACGGAAGTTGTGAATACGTTATCACACCCTTCCAAGACGAGGTTAATTTCTTAAATGGAACCCCTGTTTTATTATGTAGAGAACCTCTTACAAAAGAAGAAGCATTAATGAATGTTTCGGAACCACCAGAAATACAATCAGAAATATTTATTGAGAGGGGCAAACAGTCTGTTATGGAGCCAAATCAAAGATTGGGGGAGATAAAGACTATGGGAGGATTGGTAAATTACGCTTATGGGTATTATAAAATAAAGAAACAAGAATAAAAAATTAAAAAATGGCATTAGGAGCATATGGAATAAAAAGACCCGCTGACGTATCACCAGAAGATGTAGATATTGTTATGGTTTATACCCCTACAAGGGAAGCAAACAGTGGTGTGGTTGTAAAAAGTTTAGACGCAAACGCAATCTTAGCACCTTATTATCATAACGGAAATACCTCAGGTAATGCAAATGTAGAAATTTTAGGTGGTCTTTACAATTTAAAGCTACCATCATCTGAGTTTGATAAAAAAGGAATTTATACGGTATACATTAAACCAGTAGAAATAAGGACCACAATTACCGATTGTGGGGTTCTTTCTTCTTTACCTAATGTTAAAGGGTTAGTATTTGACCTTAATAACGTAGATAGTAAATTTAGAAATAGATTTGTTAATAATGGATTGGTAGGTTTTAGAATCGAATATCTTAATTCAGATGGGACTAAGATACCAAACTTCTACCGTATAGTAACTTCATCCTTTTTCTGTGAACCAGTAACTCAAAACCTAACTAATAGTAGTCAGAAAGCGATTAGATATAGATATGTAAACGGAGGAAGTAATCTCTTATTCTGTACCTTAACACCAACTTCAGCTCCTACCAATAAACCAAGTGCACTTCCTTATATTGGACAACCAGACCAAAGTGTAATAATTACTAACACTTATTTTAATCCAATTACTTTAGATATTGAAATGGTAGATTATGACGTAGAAAGTTTAGGTATTGCATTATACGGTAATCAAAGTAAGTCATTGAGTGATGGAATTTATACTCTATATGATGCAGACAATAACATTTATAAACAATACACATTATATGAAAAACGAGACCAATTCGGTACTCCATTATATGAAGTAAGAAAAGACAAAGGAAATAATATAGACTTTAGTAAAGCATTTAGCAATATAGAATAGTAGATGGCAAATGGTAATAATATATATGCTAGTAGTGGACTAGATAGTTTTAGTGACGGTTTAGTTGGTAATCAATTTACCGATGGGTCTAGTCAATTTACATTAGGAAATTTTGGAATTTCCGTTTCAGTTACTGATAAACAAAATACTGAATTTTCTTTAGGTAATTTTTCAAAACCAATTACTTTAGAAAGTATTAATTTACAGAATCCTGAACAAACAAAGATACTTGCAAATAATCAGTTAAAAGCTTTTATTAATTATGACCCACATAAAGTAACTGATTTTACACTCTATGGGTCTTTAGCTGAAAGAATGAAAGTTGCGACTCAAAATGTAGTTAAAAACTTTCCAGCTGGATTATCGGTAGAAAAAGTTAGACCAGATTTTTTAACAGGTCAGACAGCTACTAATATATTACATGATTCTTTTGATAAAGAGACTACCTTAAATGTTAATGTATTACAAATTAAAAATCCATTTGCTATAGAATTCACTACTATTGGAAATTTATTTTTTACAGGAACCACAGACGGAGTTAGTGAAATTAGAAATTTTACAAAAGAGTTTAGTAAATATAGTTTATTTATAGGGTCCAACGAATACCCAGTAACGGATATAACACCAGCAACCTCAAACGTGAGTGGTTCATTAGTCATAACGGTAGAGGGTAATCCTTTTAGTGCTACAACAAGTGCTGCTACTACCACTACTAAAGAATTTATTATACGTCCTAGTACCTTAAATACAGAAGAAATATTTGATGAGTTAGGTGATATTGAACAAGTTTTATTAAATAGAGAAAGTATACCACTATATACAGCGAAATTTGACATGTTAAGAGAGTCAAATAGTGGAGCATTAATTAAATCTAGTAAAAGTATAACTTGGCCATTAACCGATAATTGGAATATTTTAATAGATGGATTTTCTTTTACAACTTATCTAAATTCCTTGAATGATATTGCAATTACTTATGATTCATATAAAACTAATTTAATATCTAGATTCCTTACTACAGGAGCACTTAAAGAATTTGATACTGAAGACCAAGCATTTGAAAAAGTATTACAAATATATGGAAGAAGTTTTGATGAGGTAAAAAAATATATAGATGGGTTGGCATATATGACGAATGTCACCTACGATAAAATACACAATGTACCTGATACTCTATTAAAGAACTTAGCACAAATGTTAGGTTGGGGAACACCAAACTCTATCGCACAAGTTGACCTCATGGATGCTTTGTTTAGTAGAGGTGGGAAACAAGAATTTACTGGAGTAGCCACTAATAAAACACCCACCCAACTTAATCTAGAATTATATAGAAAAATATTAGTTAATACCGCCTATCTCTTTAAATCTAAAGGAACACGAAAATCTATTGAGTTTCTTCTTAGATTAATCGGAGCACCTCAAGGATTAATTGAATTTAATGAACATGTCTACTTAGCGGGTAATCGTATTAATGTAGAGAAGTTTAACCAAAAACTAGATAGTTTTTCCGGTGGAACATATACCGAAGATGTACCGGTAAGGAATCAGTACTTTAGTGAAACACCACCAACAGTAGGAGTTATACCTATTACAATTACGGGGTACACATATGGAGTTTCAGCGGTAACTAGACAAGTAACAGCAATACGTGAAGAATATCCAGTAGGGAAAGACGGATACCCAGTACCACCAACCTTTAGTAAAGATGGGTATTTCCAAGCAGGAGCAGGGTGGTTTGAAAGAACTCCAGAACATAAAAGTTCGAGGGTTGTAGATGAAAAGAAATCGGTTTTTACTGGTGATAGTCCTTCTGTAGTTACACAATACGGACCTTTTACCTATGGTGAAAAATATTTAGACTATTTAAGAAAATTCCCAGATATGAATGAAGGGTATGACTTATCTAGAACAGTGGATAATAAGAAATCTTGGGTAGCATCCGAAAAAAGAACACAAGATGAAAGTTTTGTAAACTTACAAAATAGAGTTTCATTACTGAGAGGAAGAGGTACAAAATATTACGCTCATACTGATAGACAAATTTTAAATGTTAAAAACGTAGATTTATTCCTAAATGTAGGTCAAGGATTAACTTGGGATGTATGGAACACTTCTAATAAGTTTGGGTGTCTCTACGGATTAAAACCTTTAGTAGACCTTAATCCACTATACCCATCACCTCCGGTAGGACCAGATTGGACACCAATTCAAATAGACGCATCTAAACTCTCATTCTTTGAATTTGCTGAAAGTTTCTGGAAGATTCATGTAAATGTAAAAAATAGACTTACAATTGATGACGGACACGGAGGAGGATACCCAACACTACAAATGGTATACCTAGATTATTTGAACAGTAAGTCGGTATGTGGAATACCAAATAATCAGTACACTTACGAAAAAATGTTAGAGTTTGTGGATAACATGGAAGATTATTGGGTGAGATTAGTAGAACAAATGGTACCCGCAACGACTATTTGGCAGGGTGGTACAAAAATAGAAAATTCCGCATTTCATAGATACAAATACGCATATAAACATGAACCAGTTTGTGATGATTTAGAATGTTTAGGTTCATGGGTAGAATGTGTTGGTCCTAGATTTGAAGAAGTATTAGTAAATGGACATCTCGCATCCAATTCAATTACATTTAGTGGAGCAGGTTGGTTTAATAAGATTACCCTCAACGGAACTATGTATACGGGTCCAGTTTATTATAGTAGTACAACAATTAGTGACATACCAACTACCGACCTATGGTTGGATAATATGGTAAATATTTTAAGTGGTATCACTGGTGAGTGTTTTAGTTATTATGTGTTTGATGATACAACTACTGGAATACCATCTATTGACAATCCTCGAACTATTGTAGTACAAGGGTGTTGTAGTGGTGGTACCGATATGTGGGGAGTAAATGGTCCCACCCCAGGGACATTTTTAGCAGAGGCCTGTCTTAACCTTAATGGGGTTTATGCGAGTATTGCGTCTAAAAAAACAGACATATATGCCTTTTATGATACAACCTCCACTCCAGGAGATACAATGTTTGCAGCCAAAGCTTCCATTGATACGTTTAGTAATAGTATGAGGACAACAGGTTGGAGTGGTAAGACCTATCACATTCCTCTTTTTGGAGATACAGCGGCCAATGAAAGATGGTTAGGGTGGTCGAGTTATCCAGCAGATGGACACGCCATTAGAACCTCATCCACAGCACCTGACACTTGTAGTCCATGTTGGAGTAATGCTGGTGGTCCATATTTTTTAGGTAATCCTAGAAAATTTTGTGAACCTGAAAATGGTGGATTTGCTGTTTGGCCCGACGAAGTTCCAGATGCGAACATGCCACCTAACGGTAACTTTGGTCAAGGAAGTCATGGACTATGGACTGGAGGTTCAAAAGATGTAATTATAATTAATTTTGTAGATGAGTCAGATACCTCTTATTACACTGCTGATAATACCGGTATCTTTAATAATGTTATGGCCACACCAAATCAAGGTCCCCCAACTCCTAATGCACAAGGACTCCAATTTGGTTTTAATGGAGCACAAGGACTTACCACTAAAGGACCACCTACTGGAGCTGCAGCTGACTGGAGTCGTAGTGGGATAGCACAACCAACCGCAGCGTATGTTACCGACTTTAATAATTTTATGACCGCTCATGCGACATTTGATTATTTTGCGGGACTAATGTACCCAATGACGATTGATAACTTACCTCAAAGAATGGATATGAATTTACATGTCTATGGGGCAATGGAAACAGGGTGGTGTACAGGATGTATATTTACCAATAATCCCGCAGATACATGTTTCCAATATAATCTAAGTGGTGGGACAACAATAACAGGACATACACCATATAGAGAATGGTCAGTCCAAGATAATTTCACTGGTGTTACCGTATGTCAGTGGACTAGTAAAACTGGAGATACCTGTAGTTTAAATCCTACTGCTACAGGTTTTACTGCTTACACTTATATGGTACCATGTGTAGAACCATTAAAAGAAAATGGAACAGTACTTGCTGCAGGGGGGACATTATCAGCTATAACAAATAGTAACCCATATACCAGTGTAAGTGGAACTAATGTTCATACAGGATATATGGGTCCAGGACTAAAGAATTTTGGTTGGGATTGGAAAAGTAAAGGGGTGCCAGAAGCATGCCATCAAAATGAAAGATTAATAAGAAATTGCTCTAATACTCAATACGGTATAGGAGATTTAGGATATGGGTCACCATGTTATCAGGGATGTGTAGGTTATCCTGGTGGTAGTCCTAATATATATCGTGGTCAACTTAGTTGTAATGACCACACACATACAGAATACAACCAAAGAGTGGGTTCACCTTGTACGGGACCATGGGTTTCCCCAGGTGCACCAAACGGAATTTTCTTATCAGTAAATGAAGCTGAATTCTTTACGGGAGACGAGTTCAACAAAGACTTACTTGACTTTTTAAAAGGTGATACAACACTTGCTCTTGGTGATTTTGAATATTGTGAAGCTATTTGTACCCAACCATGTGAACCGAAAAATTATAATCAATGGACCCAACAAAAATCTTATAATCTTGGGCAGATTGTACAATACGGTCGTGAATGTTATAGAAGTTTAATTAGTGGTAATACCTCAGAACCAACTGTAGGAGCAATAGAAAGTTATACTGGAAATACGATATGTGGTCCATTTAGTGGTACGGGATACACACAAACATGGGAAAATTTATCAATATCACCAATGAGTTTTGATGGAGGTAACGATTTTAGACCTAGAGAAGATTGTACTGATTTAGTAGAAATACCAGATGTACCACAATTTTCAGGAACAGGATTTACAACTAATCCCGTCATTTTCAAAGATGGAATATACAATATAGGAGGACAAGATTGTTTTGACTCAAGTTATATGGTTGGTGATGACTTTTTAGACCCATGTAATTGTGATACTACAGTAATGTCTGCAGACACTCAACTTTTTGGAGTTTTTGCGGATGGTGTAGAAGATAGGAAAAGTGTGGACCCAGGAACTAATAATTTACTCTACTTTAACAGTAGTACTAAAGTCTGCTGTGGTGGTGATACTAAGAATGCCGGACAAGCATACTTATTAGAACCATATTATTATGAATGGGTAGAATCTGCATGTACCTATGAAGCTAAAACGTGTGCAATAACAGAACCATTTAATTGGTCTATTTGTAATATGCAAGATAGTTTCTCAGGAGCTGTCGCTTATCGTTGTTGGTCTCCTTGTGACATAGGTTTATTGGAAAGTACTGGTAGGCCAGCAACACCAAGTGTTATTAGTAATACCTCCTATCCATGGATAAGACCTAACGGACCAAGTGGTGGTGGACATTCGAGATATTTGGATATGGGTAACACCATGGGGGGAGCTTCTACTAGAGCTGCCACAGTTATGAATAGTCCAGGTAATTTAAATAGATGTATTTGTAAAAACTCTGATTGGAAAAGTGTCATGTATGACGCAATGAATGGTTTAGGTGGGTTATTCCCGACAGTTATTAATGACTTTAAAATTGAAGGAACAGCAAAGGTACAAACTAGTATGCCTTATATTACTAAAACTCTAAGAGAACAAAATATAGGTAAAATAAAAGCAGATACTATAGGAATGGTTACTCCATGTTGTATTGGTGATAAATTAGAAATAATAAATCATATTTATTCGGATTCTACTTATTTAGGAATGAGAAAATGGGAAGTAGAGTTATCCGACACTACAGAATTTTATTTATACAGAATGCATAGAGATGCTGTAGATAGATGTTTCATAAGAATACCAAAAGAATATGTTACTTTTACTTCGGATAATTCTTCTTTAGATAATCCTACTATGGATTTATTAAACCCTTTAGTGGGGACCGATACTGAAATAGTTATAGAATTAGCACCATCGGAAACAAAAGATTTCTTTGGTCTGTATCAATTAAGTGGTCCATTAGGTGCAACCTATATGACACATCCAGCATATTGGGGTAATTCCAGTTCAGGTAATTTAATGACATGGAAAGACTTAGAAAATATATTCACTAACTTTACTTTAGACGGTAATCGTAAATACGGATACCAACTAGAGATAAATTTAATATGTAATGGATTACCAGCAGACGCTATTGAATTTAATGATAAGATAGTAAGTTACGGGGGACTTGATACAATAGACAACGACATCCCAAGTGGTAAACCATGTCCTACCAACCTTAATGCACCGATGTTACAACTAACCCCATTAGATGGGAACAAAAAAGAAGTATCGGATACTATGACCTCTCTAATGAATAGTTCGTTAACACAATTAGCGGGAGAAGGTGGACTGGTAGAATTTAATTACCAACAATATTTTAATAGATATCACCCATCGGTGGATACCGAAGATTATGAGATAGTGGATGGTAATATATATGCGGTACTCAATAATACACCATATAAGAGTGGATTGGAGATACCATATAATCAGACATCGGTTAATGTAATAGTAGACCCAACCACAAGGGTTGCAACCAGAACCGCTCTAACCTATACGGATAGTAATGGTTATGAAAAAGTAAAACTAAATTGGTTTTCTACCATTGTCCAAACCTACCCTAATCATACAACTCAACTATTCTTTAGAAATCAATCAGTTAGAGATGGATTTGCTTATAGTCTTACTTCTAAACAAATTGGTAATGTAGAATCTTACAATTTGTACAACCCTGATTATAAAACAGTTGTAGGTACAGGACCAGATGAAAGGTCTAGTTCTACATTTGAAGAAATACCAGCTTTATCAACAGAGATGAACTTTAGTTTATCCGCGGTTACTGTGGGTGCACTTTCACCTACCAACTCTTTCCATAAAACATTTATAAAATATAAAAATTTAAATGATTGGGTAGAAAGAACTCTCGGGAACGACATCTTTAGTAATAGTTATGCACGTTATAGAAGTGATGGGGAGTTAGATTATTTTGAAATAAGAAAAGACTATACAACCGCACTAGGGGTCGATAATTCAGGAAATAATTTATATACACCACTTAAAAGTTTAAATGTTGAATTACTAGCAACCACATATGGTGATTGGAGGACCTTTAGGAGAGAATACCACCAATTAAGTGGACTAACAACTCAATACACAGGGTATACTAATTTAGGAATTTATAATAGTGGTAGTACAAACAATAACTTAAACAGCGATTTAACTTTTGATTTAGTTTATACATATAGTGGATTTACTGGAACTACTGTGATACCAATGAATGGTCCTACAGCGGATGGAGCCACACTCCAAGGGGGGAGTAACACCATAACTGCAGCGTGTGTGAAACCAGAGGTTTTAAATGAGAATGGAGGACCTTTATATAAACAAGTTAATGTAGATAATGATTACATATACTATAAAATCCTAACCACTGCGGAATACAGATTCCAATATCAAGGAGCTTTAACACTAGATTATTATGATACAGGGTGGTGTGAATACTTAAGAAATTACTATAAGATTTATACTAATTATAGTTATCCATCTAATGATTATCACTATAAGAATTTAGTTAATAGTTCTATATTATATGCGGGTGGTGGTAGTGATGTGACAACCCAAGAAGGATACGATTCTAATCCATATACTAACATTTCACCATATTGGAGAGTTACACCTAGTTACGGTTTCTCACAATATAAGGGTATAGACCATCTTAAAGCAGAAATATGGATAGAAAGAAAATTAAGTGGTTCCACATCCGCAGTCACCCTAACTCAATATGTTATAGGTAATAATCCACAAGTTTACCCAACTGCTGATAAATTCCTAACTTTAGATGTTACACCTGGTGATTTAATCGCCGACACTTATAATATTTCAGGAGCAACATGTGGATATCCATCAGTAAGTGGTGATTCTGGTCATGTATTTACTAAAATAGTGGATGTTAGTTTAGATACTAAGTGTATTAAATTAAATGCGGGTGATGAGATAAGATTAAAACATAGAGTAAACTGGACTAGTACTAGTAAAATGAGTGGTGCTACATCGGTTAATCTAAGATTAGGTAGTAAAACAGTAAATATGGAGACCACTTATCCTTGGTATAGGGTAACTATGGACGCATGTAACACAAAGAAACAGGCTCTAGGATTGGTATGGGATGTGGACAACTACGGTAGAGATTTAATATGGTGGAATAACGGAAAGAAATTTACAGGAAAAGAAAAAGGGAGTTTATTTGTAACTACTATGTTTGATAGCCAACCATTAGTTTATAGTCCCCCTATCAATAACGAGAAAGACATAACCAATCTTACATATTTAGATGTCTCACAAAAATATAGAGGAGAGTTCGAATTGGGAATATCTAAATCAAAATCAGCACGTTGGAATGAAACATTATTAAATGGTGGATTTACAAATGCTGTACAACCATTTGGTACTGAACCGTTTAGTTCACACGGAATGATGACATATTGGACAATGCCACGATTTAATTCTTATGTGGGAGAAACACCACCATTCCCTAATTACCAACACACTTATTTAGTGGAAACCATATTCCAAGTTAAAGGAACGGATAGGAGATTTTCACATATGGTATATTACAATGATAATCCAGATACAACTATGAATTATTTCAACGCAACCACTTTATTTGGAAACCCAGCAGATGTGGGAACTGGAAGAGATTATATAGTACAAAATAGAAATCAAACAGAAAGAAAAATGTACTTTAGTTTGAGCGACCTTATTATTGACGGAGAACCTATTACTATTAGAACAAATCAGTATAATCTCTATAGTAGTTTAGAAGCTACAGAGGAGTATACTACTTTATGTGAATGTAGAGTTGAAAATGAAGGTAAAGTAATAGCAGATAAAACACTTAATTGTAAAAATAACACTAGTTGTGGACGGAAGTGTCAAGAATTTTGTAAAGGAGTAAGACCAAACCAAACTATGGTAGGAAAACTAAAATCTCTAGGTATAAACACCCCTATAGGTAGAAGTACCTTAGGAAGAAATAATAGATATTAATTTAGATGAGTGCAAGAACAACAATACCAACATTTAATTCGTATGACGTCACTTATACTGTAAGTGGGTCGTGTACTGGTTCTATTACTAATTTAGTATTAGCTGGTGGAACAGGACCATATACCCTTAGTTGGGTTGGACCCTCCTCCTATACAGCCAATACTACTACATTAACTAGTCTATGTGCTGGGGCATATTCAGGTACAGTAACCGATGTATTTGGTTCAGCAAGTACAGAAGTTATTATAATAGGAAATATCCCCCCAGTTAGTTTATCCGCATCTGTTATTGATAATAGCTGTGTTACTAACGTTTCTAAATATTGTCAAATAAAAGTACATACTTTTACTCATACCCAACCTGAAGTCAAATACAACTTATTTAAAGACGGGATATTAGAAGATAGTGTGACGTATATTGGACCAGGTAATCATCCCCACATCTTTAAGAATTTAACAGATGGGGGTTATACTGTTACGGCACATGATGGAAATTTTTATACCTATGAATCAAGGAATGTAACAGGGTGTAGTGCAACGAATACAACCACAGGAAATATGTCCGCATCTACTATTGTAGAAAACTGGACTAGGGTTGCACCGATGGGAGACTTTGCTAAATATTTTCATGGTCCTGCCGATACATACCCGACAGGGTACTTCGCCGAAAAAATGTTTTTTACAGATTTTACCGATGGAGAAGGAGCTTGGTACATAACAAATGGAATAGCGACCACAGGGGAAGATGAAAGTAAGAGTAAACGTGAAACAGATAGTGAAACCGCTAGGTCTGCAGAAGAATTAGACTATTATACGGTTGCAGAAGAAAAAAGTGAAAAAGCAACAGTAGAAACTAAAGAGGGTGAAAGAGGGAGTGATAAAGTTATAGAAGATTACAGTGCCTACGCTCCATATTTTTGGTTCTATACGGGAGCAACCGCAAATCGTTTAACGGATAATACCAAAGACTGGTACCAACCAAACGTCCCTTTAGCACAACAAGCTGCTTATGAAGGTCAAGATGTGGGTCCTACAACAATAACTAAAAATTCTGCTAATGCAGGTACTTTTTATTGGAGTACTAAAATAAAAAGGTTTGTAGTGTTATTCTACACTGCAGTTGTGGGTACTAATTATCAGTGGGTAACGTTCAATCCAAGAAATAATCAAGGAATAGAAGCCAATCCATCTGCAGCAACAGGTTTAACTTCTAGTACGAATTGGGGATGTCAACCAATAACTAATAATCAATTTACCATTAGTGGAACGAATAGTACCGTAGTCAGTGCTACCACAAAACAAATGGATAATGGTGTCGGGACATGTATGATTCAATGTACAAGTAATTCCGGACTACCTAATGGATTTATTAGTAGTTGTTCATATTTGAACTATACACATGAAGTAACACTAGGTTCTACCTCAACGGACGATGATACCATAGGATTATACTTAGCTTGGTTTAAAGACACGCTTGGAGAGTACGGACCTACAAATGTTTCACATAATATAACTTTAACTTTTGCCAATAGAAACGGTGCTTCCGCACCTACAATTAATTTAACCTATAACTATGGGAATAGTGCATCCGGATTTTCATTAATCAATAATGAACAACCTTGGAATAGTGAGTTTAGTGGAAGTATAGGTACCTCACCTAGTCCTTATAGATTTGTATCAGGTAATGATTTCGATAAACAAGGTAATGTAAGAGTAAGAATAACTAGAAGTGGACAACAAGGGGAACTATTTAAAATCCAGATGACGGACACTATGGGTAATACGGGAGCTACACAAACCCACGCGTCTACTTTTATAGGTCAAACAAATGATTATAATCCTGATTATGAATTAAACTTCTCTTTATTAGATACCACTACTTGGTCAGGAAGAACTACATCAGTAGATAGTAAAATAATTACCGGAAATGAATTAAATAAGTTTTTAGGTTCACAAAATTATGGATACACCACATCATCCCAACCCACAACACAATTCTTTGATATCGCGTTTACAGGGTACCAAAGTAACTTTGAAGTGGTGGCAACCAAACCAGGAGTGAGTAAATCTTCCTATTTCGAATTGTATAATACTAAGACTTTAAATGTTTCACACACTAACCCAGTTAACGATGATTGGAGTAATAGTTTTGGTGGTGGGTTTCCAGGAAGACCCGAGGTCCCAGTTATTCGACCTTCAGTTAAAGTAGAAATGCAGACATACGTAGAACCTCAAGTAGACATCACAGGAGCCACTAAAATAGATATTGCAGCAAAAAGATATGCCGTTTATTATTGTGATGAGATAGAAGATGTACCTTTTAAATTAAGGTGGGTAAGTGAGACAGCAGAAATGAGAAATAATAATGCATATGGTAAATATTCTATATTTCCATATGTTCCAGAAACGGGTGAGTTTTTAAATGTACCTTTAGTAAGTAGAATATTTGATAATGTGACCACTCAATTATCCGGAACAACAGCAATTTATACAGAAGGTAACGACCAAGTACCAATCAGTAATTTCCCATGTGAAGATTTTTGGGAATATTGCATCAAACCAAGTTCTATCATCAAAGATAAATTACAAGACATTTATTATAGTGGTTGTAAAGTAAATAGAGTTTCTGGGACTACCGCTACCTGGTTCGATACACTAGATTTAAATTCCAACTCAAATAATGAATATGGCATATATGATAAGGATAAAGACTATTATTTAATTCTTGTCAGTAAACCAAGTGCTCCATCGTTTGACACCACTGAATTGACTTACCCAGCAACGGTGAACCAATGTCAGGTATATAATCAACGAATAACAGTACTTACAGGGACAACGGCTACCACAGCAACTACAGTGGCGGTTCAGAATAGAACATTCATCACCCCATTAGATTACCAGTCGGATGGTAATATGCAAGTGACAGTTAATGGTATTACATTGTTTAAGTCAACAAATACTTCTATGAGTGATGGTGATTTTTATAGTGATGGGAATACCCTATCTATAAAGAAAAATACATTAAGAGATGGGGACTTAATAAATGCATTCTATGTTCCTAATACCACTAATCAGAGTACCTACTCCCAATATATTACTGTACCTGCAAGTGGAGTAACCTCCGCAAAAACAAGTACTTTATATTATAAGAATATATATTACAATATAAATCTAGACTACCAACCTTTGGGAGACATAGGGTTAGTATTTAATGGTACTGTGTTATATGCTGACAGTGACTTCAAACAGATAAATTCTAAAAGAATACAAATACTTTCGGTACAAAATCCAGGTGGATTAGTAGCGGGGGATAGACTAATAGTATTTTACTATACACGATTAACGGTATCCGGTATTGCAAATAGTGCAAATCCACAAGTTAATCTTAATTATACAACTAATGTAAGAAATAACGAGGAAGTTAACCTAATGGTTTATGATAGTACGGGGACAACGGTGTATACCCAAACTACCAAATTACCAAGAGGAACTTCAGGACCACAAAGACTCGAAATGAACATTAATGTTCCAGGTCCAGGTGAGTATACTTATAATCTTGTTTCATATAGAGAATATCCTCTAATTGATAATAATATCATTAAAACTAAGAACGAAACAGAAAGAATAGCGTTTAAAATGACACCATCAACTTACTACTTTACAAAATCCAGTACATATGAAGATTTGGGAGATGAAATCTAGTAGGTATAATATTTATATATAAATTAAAATAATTAACCATGCCATACATATTAAAGAATAATTCCGGTTTAGTTACAGTGAGATTAACTGATGCTGGAAGAAAAAAATTATCACAAGGAAATTTATCCCTCTCATTATTTCAGTTGGGTGATAGTGAATTCTGTTACGATTGCTATACAGATGTACTAGCGGGGTCTTCAGGTATCTGGATTACAGAACCAATGTGGAACGCTCAAAACCTATCAAATATTACCGCTGAAAGAAATAAACAAAATGTTAAATACCCAATACCGGTTTTATCTACTAATAGTGGTGCAACATATGGTGTATTATCACCAGCTCATTCCGAACAACCAGTTTATAATGTTGCAAGACCACGTGGATTTTTTAGTGGAAGTACAATGAGTGCTGGATTTAGTGCGATTACTAGTTCTGGTTATGTTTTATCAGCTAATTGGTGTTATCCAGTTAAGTCGATGACGGGAGGAACAATGATGTGGTTAACGAGTGGAGCGACCCAGTGTAGTACACAAGACTATTGGCCAGTAGCTGGGGATTTAGTTATGGTACAATATATCTCACCTTACCAATCATCCTCTACAGGATGTGTATCTGGGTACTTAAACATCCCATCTAATAACTCTAATCCTTATTTATTTTATAATGTTATTAGTAGTGGGGATACCGCGGGAGCTACTATGAATATTACTGTAGATAGAGCCTTACCAGATTGGTCTACTAATAATTTTGCAACAGCCTCTACTCTATGTGCAAGAGTTCTAATCTTCACAAGTGGTCCAGTAACCAATTACTGGGGTAAAGACACACCAATCCCTTATTGGTCACCAGGTTCTTTATCTTTTGATAATAATTGTGATGTTTCTGTTAAAGATGTAAACGTCTGGAATATGAATATAAACTGGACTCAATTTGACGGTACTTTAGTTAATGCAGGTACGGTTGCAGGTACAGATAAGAATGTATATGAAAATGTAGATTTTTATGGTTCTTCTGGATATTGTAGTACTAAAGAATACCTAGGATACAATAGTGATACCGGTCAATTTGACACACAAAATGCACAAGATTATTATGGAGCTAACAATGTAGCGGGTTACGAACCAGAAAATTCAGGAACTTATATCAGAGATTCATTTAACCAAATTAGAACGATGTTACCTTCTGAACAAAGAACGGTAGCTATCTTACACTACACCAATTATACTATCTCTAATTTTTATGGAGAAAAATTTGCTTTAGAACCTAATGGAACCCAACTAAACGGTATTGGGGAAATGGATAATTTCAAAATCCACATACCCCACATTATGTGGCATAAGAAAAGAGGAACAGGTACTGGACTAGGAGACGAATGTGAAATGGGACAAACTTTTTATGTTGACCCACCAGGATTCCAAGTAGCAGAAGAATTTTATATTGAGTCTCTACCGAATCCAGACATGAACACCCCAGGTATTAGATATTATAATCTATGGGACGATAACTTAGCTACAGTTGATGCAAATCAAACAATGACACCAAATAGGGTGGGTAAAGTATTCCCAGATTTACAATTAATAGTGATAGATGACCAGGAATTACTTACTGCATTGACTTATAAATCAAATAGAAATTGGACATTACCAATGCCTAAACTAGAATTAATACCAGCTGGTACTAATTGTGCTGGAGGAACAAGTAATGTAGGAGCATTTAATGCCACTCCTAATACCGAAGAGATGTATGTAACATACCTAATGGAGAGTACTGCAGGTTATAGTACAGGAATGCATTGTAATTATTATAGTAAAATTATTGGTGATACTTCAGCAGGAGCAAGAGACATTGTAATGAACTTTGGACCAGAATGGCCATACTTAAGAGGATACAACACAAGTGTAGGTTGTGCATACTCTGGAACAGGATGGAACGCTGATAAATTTAAAGTAATTTTCCAACGAGTAAATTATGGTGACTATCCTAATCCTGCTAATTGGAAGATAGCTGACTTAACTAATCAAATAGCACAACATACTCCAGGGCAAGAAATTTTAGGAACCGGTATGACTAATAGTAATTGTAGTTTCTACATTAATAATGTTGTAATAACTGGAGCAACAACATATAATCTCCACGACTATATTAATATTCCTTTAAATAACAATCAAGAACCTAGTCTATTACAATTTGGTGATGAGAATTTCTTTTTTGGTAATCTAGAGACAGATATAATGGCAACTATATATGAAATGAAATATAATGTTACCATCTCTAGTAATCAGTTTAACACCTCATTAAATCCTACATGGAATTCAGCTAATACCGTAAGAATTACAGAAATCGGTTTATTTGATGCCTCCAAAGATTTAATGGCTATAGCAAAATTAAGAACAGCAACAAAAAGACAAGGAACACAAACGTTTGTTATTAAAATAGATTATTAATATTAGTAAATGGGATTTTTAGAATTTAATAAAATAAAATCACTTGAGATGTTCCTTACCGATAAAGGTAAGGAGAGAATGGTTAAGCCGAATGGATTAGGTCTAAAAGAACTCATCCAGCGATTTACATTTTATGATGATGATTGGGACTACAGAAAGACATCTCAATACTGGGATAACGGAGTTTCTCCCCAACCACAAAACACTAGTCTACCAGGTAGTACACAAACTCTAAATAATGATTTAGGTTTAGCTATCATAGCTAATTTACAAGAACACTTTGTAAATCCTTTAACAGCAACTACGGAATGGTTTGATATGACAGATGTGAGAGGACACAGAGGAAGACCAATTATAAATTGTCACCCTATAACTGGAAACTCTGCATTTTTAAGTTGTACTAACATTTATGCTTTTTATGATGTTACCAGTGTATTATTAGCGACAGGTACAGCGGCTAAAAATGGAATTGATGCCTGGGCGACCAACTATAGAACAAACATTAATACAGGTTGGACGGGAAGTGTATTTCATATACCCGTATTTGGTGAAAGATGGGTAAATGCCTCATATTATCCATGGCATGGAGAATTAGACACTTGTTCTTATAATGTAACCTCAACAAATCCTAATTCTCAAGGTTATACAACATGGTATGGGGGTGGAAATCAAGGAATGGGTGCTACTAATACAGTTTATGAAGGTGCAAATGCATCTACAGGATTCCCATTCCAAGTAGCTGACCAAGATGTGGGTTATGGTCCTAGGTTATTTAGTGTAACAGGATTATGGAGTGGTATAAATGTAAATAATGGTTACCTAGCAGGTTTTGGAGTGTACCCACCTGGTACGACAACCGATATCACCAGTAATAGTGATATGAGAGGTAGTAAAATGGAGTGGTTTGTAACTGGGTGTACTATGAATTGGGTAGAAAGTGGAAAGGCCTTTTCTTATTATACAAATTTAAGTGGTGAGTGGGCCAATTATCCGATAGCTTTTGGAGAGGACGCACCAGACTGTTACGCAAATGGTGTAGGTCTAAGTTCAGGAACCCAACCTTTTACTGCAACACCATTTAATACTTTATATTCTCCATGGGAGTTATCTGGTACTACATTTGCGGACCCATATGTACAATCATTACCACAATTTGATACTCGATTTATTTATAGTGGAATAAATAGAGCGGTTACACTCCAAAACCCAACCTCATATAATTTAGATGTTTTATGTCAACAAAATTGTTGTTCAGATGATTTTAGAGATACGGGTAGTTTATTTGGTTGTAATGAATGTGGTAACCCATTTAATAATCAGGTAGAAGTTTCTACGGGAACTACTGTAATCTTGGCAAACAAACAGAATGTGGGATATATGTGGGGAATATCCGACCCTCACCATGCTTTAACAGCAAGTCCTTTAACTTATGTAGCTATAACAGGAACTACAAATTTTACTAAACAACCACTTGCTTGTCCGTGTGAAACTTTTAAAGGTGGTGATAGAAATGTATTAGTTATATCTACCACCGACGAAACAGCTGTTGGTGATAGTAATAATTGGGGTGGTATTATGCCTTTAGGTGATAAAACTTATTACGGTAGTGGGACAGTCAACTTAGGAAGCCCTTCTACATCTACCATAGCAACTTGGGGTGCTAATCCTGCAACTACAACAACGTCTACAGATATAGCTTTCCATGATATGGGATACCATGGTTCTGGAAGTGGAGCAGCAGGTTCAAGTACAGCATTTGGTGGGGCTTCATATACCACTGCTAACTTAAGCCGAGCGATGGGTTGGGATTGGAATGGTGCAGAAAGGTATGGGACAGGTACTAATGGATACGCTGCTACTTTAGGTCCAGTCGGAAATCCATTTGAGTTAGTAAATGTACGTTGGCAACCAACACCAGATTGGCAATATTCACAAGATTTATTTATGAGGACGTTGCCTTTTTATGACACATTTAGAGGGTTCCAATACGCTGCAGTACAAAAAAACGTTTTGACTTATAGTCACTTTTTACAACATGCATATGGTGCAATAATGGGAGGAACAGTTCCATTATCAGGATTAGGTGAAATAAACCTAACTATATATGGGGATAATTCAGGGGTTGCACCAAATGGTAATAAGTCTTATCCATGGCATCCACTAATAGCCTTAACAGGTGCAAACCCATACAGTACCCTTATACCAGTAACATATCAAAGACCAGCATTCCCTTATAGTCCTACAACAACCCCAGCGTGGGGTGGTATCGATGGTAGTGGTACAGGACAAATGGCACCCGCCGTAGATATAAATGGTACGCCTACAACTATACAATCTTTTGCAAGTGCAACTTGGGACAACGTCTGTAATCATGCTGGTTTAAGACATTATGGTTGGGGCATCAATACGGGGGTTGGATGTGTACAAGCAACTACTACAGCTGCATGCCCCGGTGCTGCTATATTTGCTGGAACGTCATTCCAAACCGACCTAACTGACTTTATTACAGGAACTACTCAGATTTATGCGGGATATGAATGCACATATTGTCAATGTTTACCCGCGGTATTTATTAATAGAATAGGACCACCAGACCCTACAGTTGTTAATCCATGCCCTAACCCACCGTGTGGACCCCCAGTGGTACCACCTACGGTAGAAGAAATAGGTTGTGGACCTTTACCACTAATGAGCTCTCAAGTACGAATGAGTAGTTATGGTTCCCTTCTGGGTGGGGTACAACAAAGAGTTTCTTCTAATAATGCAATGGCTGAAAATGAATTAACACCAGACGCGTATAGAAGTGCTGCCACACCAGCACCAATCGATTCTTTACAAACATTAGACAATACTGGAGAAATGGGTATCTGGGGTGAAAACCAACGAAACATGACAACTACAGTTAATAGAAATGCAAGGACTGGTTTAGTGGTAGACATGAATGCGATTTTACAACCATACACGTATCAATATAATGATGAAACATATATAGACTATGACTTGGTCTTTAATAGTGAGACCTACATTGGAAATACTAAAGTAGTAAAAGGTCAAGCAAAATTCAAATGGATTATAGAATCAGGATTGAAAACGTTTTTAAAACCCGGTTTTAAACCTCAATTAAAAGCGTGTAAGAAAGTAGATGCATCAGAGATAAATAAAAAATCAGTACCGGGAGATTTAGAAACATTCACCTACTTAAATGGTATTAGAAATAAAGTTGAAGGTCATTATTGGAAATATGAAGAAGATGAATATTGTGTGACCTTAGCGGTGGAATTAGATGGGAAAGTACAGATAAAAACAAAAAGAATAAGGATAATTGGTAATAAGTTTAACGGATGGAGAATAAAATGGTTAAGCACTTAACAGTTTACTAATAATAAATGATTATTAAGATAATTATAGAATAAAAGATAATTACAAATGGGATACATAACTAAAGCAACAACATTATATTTAGATTTACATATGACAGCTGCGGGTAGAAAGCTTCTCTTACAAGGAAGTCTCGCGGATAATATGGTAAAGTTTGCATTGGGAGATACGGATGTAGATTACCGTAACGCCTTACAATTATCTTCCGGAGAAGTTCCGGATGTAACTGGAGAACATTTAAATTGTATATTTGGTGTTAATGGAGGATATGACATAAAAAGAAAGTTAGAATATACACTAGGTCAAGCAACCGTGTTACCGTCTTTAACACCAGTAGGTTCTTTAGTCGCTGGATTCCGTAGTACATCGGCAAGTGCTAAGATGGACTACTCAACCGACGCTACTGTTAAATTCTACGTTGCGGATATGTTTACATCATTAAAGGCATTAGCAATGACACAAATACCATACCACCAATGGAATGGTATGACAGCAACCACTTTTACTAATTATTTTGGTACCATACAAGACGCTCAAGGAAGAAACTATAGTGCGAGATACACCCAACTATTTGAAGATATGGAATATGGTCTTGGTAGAGGATGGTTTGCAAATTTAGTAGATGGTTTTTATGTGTCTGAAGGTGGAAACATAAAGAACTGTAGTGTTAAAATTGAACCAGAATCACCGAAAGATGGTCACTTATTAAGAAAGTTAACTAGTGCAGCGTTAGTAAATCCAAATAACGAGACTGTAACGAATAATGTTGATAAAACAGCAAAAATTGGAACTAGAAAAACTAGAGCTTATATATCACCATTTACTGTAGCTACTGAAGGTCTTAGTAATGACCAAGGAGTGTTTAACGGTTCAGGACCTTTATCCATTTGTAATGCTTTAGCGGACTATGGTTATGTTGTAGGTAACATCATCAATAAGAAAACTCAAGTATATCCAGAGTATGGGATAAGAGAAGACGCTGGTGGTTATTATCACCCACAGATTATTGAAAATAGTAGTTATAGTACTATATTAAATGCAACAGGATTAGAAACATTAAGTCCTTCAGCAAGAATTGTAGATAACAATAACACCTCCACTAATTACTATTATCCACTACAAACTAATCAAATTAATAATGAACCAGGAGATAAGAGATTTAGAGGAAAGGAAAATAGTGATTATTTAGGTAGTACTGGTATTAGGAATTCTACTACTTCCACAGAAACAGCACTAAACTTTTTTGCGGGAACACCGGAATTAGAGTTAACTAACCAGACTAGTGGTAATTTACCACAGACTCTAAGAATGAATAGAAGAAACCTTACACAAGAACCAAATATAGGATTAGCGAGAATTGTACAACAAACAGAAGACTTCTTTTACGCTTTAAGTAAAGACCCTGAAGTCTCTAATTGGGTAACGACAAGTGGAACAGGTAAAGATGCTGTATATTCATTTAACATTAGTTTACGTATCACCCCACAAGATACGTCCAAGAAATATAAGTCATGTAAGGTTACTTTATCATTTATATTGAGTATACCTGCGTTACAACCGACATTCACTTGGCAAGCAGCTACACCGACAAGTGCGGGTAGATGGTTGGTATTTAATTCCCCAGCTGTTCAAATATACGGAGCTGGATATAAGTCCATGGGAGGACATTACACTTCTAACCCTACTCACGCAGTTACAACTAGTGGGGAAAGTATTTATAGACAAATAATATTGAACACATGATAGGAGATATAACACAAAATTTGGTAGGTCAGTTTAATGACAATTTTGGTAAAAACAATAAAATGGATTACCCAAAAGGAGGAATTAATTATTTAGATAATGGAAACAATTCAGAACCTTTAATTGGGAAAGTAACTTATGGTGAAAAAGTAAGTAAAAGCTATAAACCAGCTAAACTTCTTTCTGTAGCTAATAAAGAAGGTGATTACAGTACTGGTGGTAAAATGTTTGCCGCGGTATCAAGTGTAATAAATACTTACTTAAACAAAGCAAATAAAAATACATCGAGTCTATATTATCAAAGATTCTTTTTCCCAGGTAAAACCACATTACCTTGGCAAACAGATGATACAATGGCTGTTTCACAAACTAAATCTACTGTAAGACTTGACATGACAAGAAATGGTGGTAATAATGGATATTAAAGTACAAATAAATGGAATATAAAAATATAGCACCCGGAGACAAAACAATAACCTCAGAGATAATACCTTTTGGTACATTAAACCCAGCATTCAATGGGTATAATCAATTACAAGGGTCAACACTAAGATTTACTAAAATTCAGAGAGACCCAAGTAACGGAAGACCTTTTTCTAATTTATATCCTGCATTTGGTTTACCCGCAGCAAATTTTGAAGTAACAGGATGGGATATTGATTGGGGGAGTAATGCTTTGAAGGATATAGATACAGCATCTACCGCTGTAGTGGTAGAATTTCCAAAAAATACATACGGAGAGTTAATAGACGGTAGAACAATCAGATTAAAAACCCAAGTATGGAGTGGTGGTTCCAAAACCTACATTACTTGTTATAGTTCATATTATGCGGGGTACAACGCATCTAGTGACCCTAGTATAGAAGCTGAAGTGTTTGGACATACATCAGCTTTTAATTATGTTCCACCAGTACCTAATCCAGGTGTTGGAGACTTAAGTACTAATGTCGCTTTCCTATTTAGTGACCAAATTAAATCACCAGTAAATGGGGGATTATGGTCTACATCGTATACTCTAACTCAAATTCCTAAAGGATATCAAGACGGTGTAGTAAACGCTCATGATTTCGATACTAATAAAGTAATAGCACAAGCAACAGATGCGGGAGATGGTGTAGATGAACCAGTTGGAATATGTTATTTAGATAAAGGATTCTGTGTACTTACACACCCAACCCTAGTAGACGGATTTAATTATTCTGCAACTACAAAGTTAGCTGGTGGGGCATATACAGGAACTAGTTCAGCATTTACCCAAGTATACTTTACGGACACAACTAATTCAGCAGAATTTTTTAGTTTTGAAAAACAATGGGTTTTAAATGTTCTGTGTAAAGCAGAAGCAAATGAGTTCTACTTAACTCAAAACACTACAGCTGCAGACCTAAATCCAACAGTATTAACTGGTCCCGTTATGTTACCAAACACCAACGAATTAGGAGCAGGAACATTCTATGATTTAGATAGTGTACAAAAGCCTACATATATTACAGAGGTTGCTTTGTATGATTCCGACGGAACAATGTTAGCTATAGCTAAACCAGATAGACCAGTACAAAAAAACGCATCTGACCCAGCATACTTTAATTTAAAATTTAGATTTTAATATGGAGTTTAAAAATTTACCTAAAGTATTAGGTTTGGACATATCAACAAAAACAATTGGGTGGGCATTATTCAACATGGCTGACAAACAACTATTAGAACTTACGCATTTCTCTCCTGTTGTAAAACCTAAACCAGAATATAAGATAGAAGAACATTTAAAAAAGGCAGAAGCTTTTGAAAAGAAATTACAAGAAGTAAAAGATTTAGGTATTGTGGAGGTGATAATAGAAGAACCTTTATTAACTTCTAATAACATTTATACGGTTGGTACTTTATTAAGATATAATGCGATGATTGTAAAAATAGTGTATGATGTATTAGGTATAATACCTAAATTTATATCCACGTACAATGCAAGAAAGTACGCATTCCCAAAACTAGTAAGAGAAAACGGAAAAGGAAAAAGAGTACTTTTCGGACAATTTCCAAAAGGATGTGATAAGAAAAAAATCATTTGGGAAGAGGTGAGAGAATTAGAACCAAAGATTGAGTGGTTTTATACTCGTAATAATACCTTAAAAAAAGAATGTTTTGATATGGCAGATGCTTACACCTGTGTAAAAGGATATATGTGTAAGGAAGACATCTGGTAGATTTGACTCCTACCCATTTGTTGTGTAAATTTCTAACATGGCAGATTTCGATTTAATAGTTGATGTATTACAAGATGTATTTGGTGAATGGAAAAATCATAACTCACATTCAGGCCAAATTTCTTTTGATTGTCCTACCTGTTCTTTTGATATAAAAGGGTTAGATAAGGGGGATGGAAAAGGAAATCTAGAGATAAACTATAAAAAGAACATCTACAAATGTTGGGCATGTTCAGATACCAACAACACCAAAGGAAGACTACATTATCTTATGGGTAGGTGGGGAACTCCACAACAAAAGAAGATTTTTAAATTAGCGGTACCCGAAAAATTTAAAGATAACGAGGAAGAGTATGATGAAATGGTTATCCCTCAAGGATTTACATCTTTATTAGATGGGAATAAACTAGATATGAGGTATAAAGAAGCAATTAACTACCTTACCAAAAGAGGTATAACTAAAGAGTATATAAAAAAATATAAATTAGGTTATACTATTACAGGAAAATATAGTCACAGAATTATTTTTCCTTCTTACGATAAAGAAGGCGAACTAAATTACTTTGTTGCGAGAAGTTATGTTAAGACCAAACTAAAATACAAAAATCCAAAAGTTCAAAAAGAGAATATTATATTTAATGAAGATAATATTAATTGGAATGAGGACATTTATTTAGTAGAAGGTGTTTTTGATATGATTTTTTTACCTAATGCAATCCCCTTATTAGGTAAGACTGTTTCAGAATATCTCTGGTCTGAGATATATAAAAAAGCTACCGCGAATATTATAATATGTTTAGATGGGGATGCTTGGAGTTCTACTGAACAACTTTTTAATAAGTTAAATGGTGGAAGATTACATAAACGAATTAAGGTATTAAAATTACCTAAAGATAAAGATATAGGAGACTTAAAAGGTGATTTATCCTCTTTAAGTTTCGTTGAACTAGAAAAAAAATAAAATATGGATATAAGTGTAGAATTAAGTATTTTTAATAATATTAAATATTATGACGAACCCCACACATATTACATTGGGGATAAAAAAATGACATCAGCAACTCAGTTAATATCAAAATTTAAACAAAAGTTTGATAGTGAGTATTGGTCACAAAAAAAAGCTGATGAAAGAGGTATAACGAAGGAAGAAATATTAAAGGAATGGAAAGATAAATCAGAATATTCTTGTGAGAAAGGAACACTTTTTCACGAATATGCCGAGAACTATCTAAATAATAAAGTCTTTCCCTATCCAACAGAAAGAGTCGTAAGAATATTGGGGAATAATGACGTAAAAGAAGATTATGATAAATTATTAGTTTTATTTGATAAATTTTATGAGGAATCATATGGAAAATTAATACCTATTAAATCTGAGGTTATTGTTGGTGATGAAGAATTAGGAATATGTGGAATGGTTGACCAATTATTTTGGAATAGTAAATCGGAAGAATTACAGATTTGGGATTGGAAGACAAATAAAGAAATTAAGAGAAGTAATAGATGGCAACAATTTAAAGAACCATTATCACATTTAGATGTTTGTGAATTTAATACATATTCCTTACAATTATCTTTATATCGTTACATCATAGAAAAGAACACTAATTTAAACCTAGGTGATTCTTACATTGTATGGTTTAATGAGAAAAATGATAACTACGAACCAATAAAATGTAGAGACTACCGTAAGGAGATAGGAGACATGTTAAAAGAATATAAGAAAAATGATTAATAAAATTATACATTTCTCAGATTTACATCTCAGATTGTTTAAAGAACATAGTAGATATAGAGAGGTACTAGTGGAGTGTTTCCAACAGTGGAAAGAACTAAACCCCGACAGGATTGTTTTTACTGGTGATTTAGTCCACTCCAAAAATCAGATGACTCCAGAGTTATTAGATATAGTAAGTTGGGTACTCAATGAGTGTGAAGCTATTTGTCCTGTTATAATTTTAATAGGTAATCATGACTTTTTAGAAAACAACCAAGATAGGTTAGATACCTTGAGTCCGATTATTGAGAATTTAAATAAACCAAACATTACCTATTTTAAACATAAGGGTTGTTATGAAGACGATAATGTTTTATGGTGTGTATATTCCCTTATGGAAGAAAACGATAGACCCGATATACCCAGCGATGCCGATAAACATAAAATAGGTTTATTTCATGGACCTATCGAAGGATGTAAAACAGATTTAGGGTTTATGTTCGAAAGCGGTTATTCGTTAGAAGAATTTAAAGGTCTAGATGTTGTATTAGCTGGTGACATACACAAAAGACAAATATTTGATATTGATAACACCTCCAAGGTATACATGGTAGGAAGTCTTATTCAACAAAATTTTGGAGAGACCATTAAAAATCATGGGTATGGTGTTTACGAATTAGAGAATAAAGTTTATAATTTTATTGATGTAAAATCTTCTTCACCTTATCTCAGTTTTAGAATAGAAGACATAACTGATATTGAAAACCAAAAAGAAAAATTATTAAATGTTTAATATACCCAAAGAATTATATAGTGAGATAAAGATGTTCTGTGAGTTAAATAATATTGAAGATGTGGATAATTTAATATTAGGTTGTATGAAGGGAGGGTTTGCTATAGAAAAATTTGGTAGGACTCCCGTTAAAGGAGCTAAGGAGATAATAGAAAAAGAGAAAGAGGTAATTAAAGAGGTAGAGAAAGAAATAATAAAAGAGATAATTAAGGAGGTACCCGTAGAAGTAGAAGTAGAAAAGATAGTAGAAAAAGTAGTAACTAAAACGGAGTACGTTACTGACGATAAAGAAGTTAAAAACTTATTAGGTGAAATAGAACAGTTAAAAAATAAACTAGCACTTAAACCTAAAGAAATAAAAAAAGAAGTAATCATAGAGGACACTACAAAGTTAGTCTCCTTACAAAAAGAGATAAAAAGATTACAAGATAAAATAGATGAGTATGAGGACGTACTAAACCACTTCCAAAGATTTAGTAGTAATAAAGCAACTCATCTGAAATCATCTAACTTAAATGATGAACTATATACAGATTAAAACATGGAATTAATTATTTGGATTTTAGCAGCTTATGGAATGTCCCAGATTTTAGTATTTGGTAGTATATTCGAGAACACAAGAAATTGGATAACAAAACACTCAACATTCTTTGGGGATTTACTAGGATGTATGATGTGTACATCAACATGGGTAGGATTCTTTTTTTCCCTCACATTCTATTCCCCAACTGAGACAATGGTGACACTACCTTACACTAATTTATTTTTTGACGGTATGTTAGCAAGCGGTGCAGTTTGGGCATTAAATTCTTTTGTTGAATGGTTTGAGGAAAATAAACCAACAAAAGAATCTTAATATATGGCATATACCAACCCTTTTATAAAAGTAGTATGGGAAGACACACCAGAAAATTTTAACAACGAAAGATTAAAAAGAGTTAAGAGTTACTTTAAGAAAAAATACAATACCCAAAGAGTAAATGTAATAACAAAGGTAACAGATAATGGTGACTCTAAAGGAACTCTTGATGTTGGAGATAAAATATTGGATAGTGCATACCAAGATAATTTAGTAAAAGAATACTTAATTGACCAAGAGATTATAATAGATTGGGATAAGTTAAAAAGACTAGACAATAAAATAGAGGAGAAGCTACTAGAAAAATCGGGAAGTGATATAGGTAATAAATTTTGGGCTATTAAATGGATTGAGTTTGACAATTTTCTATCGTTCGGAGAAGGTAATAGAATAGATTTTGATAAACTTAAAGGAATTACAGCAATTGATTCTATCCCATCTAATTTTGGTGGAAAAACTACATTAACAGTAGACCTTTTACTTTTTTTATTTTTTAATTCCACCACCAAGTCAACTAAAGCAATAGATGTATTCAATCGATTTACTAATAAAAATAGAGTATTAGTAAGAGGAGAAGTTGAAATAGATGGCGACACCTTTATAATTGAAAGAGGAATTGTAAGAAATAAAACAAAAAAAGGTGATTGGTCAGTAAAGACAGAACTTAATTTTAGTAAAAAAATTGGTACAGGCACACTACAGAATTTACAAGGAGAACAAAGAAGAGAAACAGAAAATATAATTAAAAAATCTATTGGAACCTTAGATGATTTCTTATTAACAATTTTAACTACGGGTAGTAACTTAGAAGAGTTGATTGAAGCCAAACCAACACAAAGAGGGAGAATACTTACACGATTTATAGGGTTAGAAAAATTAAAAGAAAAAGAAGTTATATGTAAAGAAATGTATAATGAGTGGTCTAAGACTCTCATATCTAATTTATACAATATTGTAGATTTGGATAGTGATTCTCATAAGTTAAAAGATGAAAACACAAACCATAGTAAAAGTATTGAAGTTAATAAAGAAAATATAAAAAATAATGAGAATACTATAAAAAAAATTGAAACAGAAAGAGATAAATTAATTGCACAACAACATAAAAATATAGACCCTAAGATTGTTAATTTAGACCCTAAAGAATTAGATAGAGAAATTGAAAGATTAGAAAAAGAATTAAATAAAAATGAGAAGGAAAGAAAAGATATTATAGTTACAAAGCCTACTACTGAATATGATGAGAAATTACATAAGTTAGTAACTGATGACTTAAGTGAAAAAAAATTAGAAATTAGGTTATTAGAAAGAGAGATAAGTACAGATACTGATTTTATAAAAAAACTAAAAGAGAGTGAGGTATGCCCAACATGTAAAAGAGCATTAGACGATGTGGACCACCAAGAAGAAATAGATAATAAAATCAAAGAGATAGAAAAAAATAATTTAAGATTAGAGGTAGACACTAAAACTAAAAAAGACCTTACAGTTAAAGAAGTTAAATTTGATGAGTGTATGAAAGATTGGAGGGATTACGAAAGAAATAACCTAAAAAAGACAAAATACGATTTACAAATCAAAGACATAAATTTTAAGTTAAAAGAAAAAGAAGAAACAAAAGAACTGTGGGAAGAAAATGAAAAACGAGTAGAGGAGAATAAATCCGTAAAAGAAAATATACTAAAGTTAAGAACTAGAATCGACACATTATACGCAGAAAGAGACAACTTAAATAATGAGATAACCAATCTACAATCTACTATAAAACAAAATGAGATTACTATTGGTGAAAATAACGATAAAGTCAAAAAGATTAAGTCTGAAGAAGAGATAGGTAAAATATTTAAATCTTATTTAATTGCATATGGTAAGAATGGAATATCTAAAATAATTTTAAAAAATACCATACCTTATATTAATAGTGAACTGAATAGATTATTATCAGATAGTGCACTTTTTACAATGAAATTAAAAATAAATGATAGAAACGAATTAGAGTTCTGGATGGAAGATAATGAAACATCAGTAGAGAAACTTTTATCTTCAGGTAGTGGGTACGAAAGAACTATAGCTTCACTCGCTTTACGAGCAGTACTAGCAAAAGTTTGTTCTCTACCCAAACCTAATGTAGTATGTTTTGATGAAGCATTTGGTAAGGTCAGTGATGAAAATTTAGAATTGGTAGGTAATTTCTTTGTTAAGATAAAAGACTATTTCGAAAAAATATTTGTAATCACTCACAACGCTTTAGTGAAAGAATGGTGTGACAACACTGTTACAGTAAAGAAAGTTAATAACGTCTCAACAATAAATTAATTCCAAATGACCGCTACTGATTGGTCAGACAAATCTACTTCTAACTCTACAGGAAAAATACTATTATTCCTCATATCGTCTTCTTGCATATCTTCATAATACCAAGTACCTTCTTTTTCACCACCAAAACCACCCATATCATCTACAAGTATCTCTATTTCTTTTTCTTCTTCAATTCTGGTATAATCCTCATCAAAAATTTCTATAGAAGCATTAATTACTACACTAGTGGTGTAAATACTAATATCTTTAATACCCCAACTTCTTAATTCTAATTCATATCTCCAATTCACACTACAGTTTAGATAGCCTATATCCATATCTCTATCTTTATACTCTGGAAAATATTCTTTTAATCCGGTAAATGTAACATCCTCGACTATGGTAGTAAAAGAGTTAGGGTCGTCTAAACGTTGTTCCGTTATAGATTTGGATTCCTCTTTTATTATTCTTTTAATAAATTCATTACTTGGCATAATTCTTGTTTATTAATAAATATATCTATGGTGTATAAAATGTAGAGTGTTATTTTACTTGGTATTTGTTTGGTGGTAAATAGAAAAATGTGTATCTTTGTAGTATTAAAATAAAATTATATGGCAAAAAATAGAAAGAAAAAACAATATATGTTATTCGCTTTGGGTTATTGGGACAATATAAATGATATAATAAAAGAGATTGTAGAAGTTCTAAGTCCTGTTACTGCAGATTTTGGTACAATGAGATATATCCATTCCGACACATCCTTAATTTGCATATTTCAAAGCGAAGAAGAATTTAAAAGTATGAGTGAATATGTGATGGAAGAATTAGACCAAATTATTGATGTTTGTATTTTATTGCCAAAACCGTCAAAATTTTCATCCCGTATGGATGAATCACTAGAGAATCATTTATTAGCAAAAACTAATCTAGATTTAGACAAATTACTAGTAGACGATTTAGATGATTTACAAGATATAAAAGATATAATTGGGAAAAACGCGAAACAAAATAAACCTAAATTACGTATAAAGACCAACACTCACATTGTATTAGACCTTGATGTCATCCTTGATAAGATTAGTGAGAAAGGAATGGACTCATTGACAGATTCAGAACTTAAATTTTTAAAAAATCAGAGTAAAACATGACAAAATGTCATGTAGTTACCAACGGAACACTATTTGTATAATATTAAAATAAAAAAATATGCCAAAAAATAACATTTTCATCAACCAACAAGAAATACAACACTACTTAAAAGACGTTAGAAAATCCACTGTCCTTACTAAAGAACGAGAAAAAGAGTTAGCTGATAAAATACTCTCGGGAGATGTTTCTGAAAGTGAATTAAAAGCAATTCATAAAGAATTATTAGAAGGAAATCTTAGATTTGTTATAAGTGTAGCAAAAGATTATCAAAACCAAGGTTTAGATTTACCAGACCTTATAGCTGAGGGAAATCTTGGTTTATTAAAGGCAATTAAGAGTTTTGAGTGGGAAAGAGGTTTCCGATTCATATCTTACGCTGTGTGGTGGATTAGACAGTCTATACTCCAATCTTTAAATGATAACGCAAGAACTATTAGATTCCCAGCAAATGTTATTCAGGAATTACATAAAGCGAAAAAAGAGGCCAAAAACGACGAAGTTAAATTAAGTAAAAAGTTACAAAACCTACCAACTACACTTAATTTAAGTAAACCAATTAATGAAGATGGAGACACATTACTAGAACTCATACCAAACGAAGAAGCTGATTCACCAGATGCACAATTTTATGATATGGGTGCATTAAAGAGAGAATTAATTGAAACAATGTCAGTTTTAGATGAAAGAGAAGCTATTATTGTAAAAGAGTATTTTGGATTGGTAGGATACCCAAAGACTTTAGCTAAAATTGGGGAAGATTTTGGTCTAACAAAGGAAAGAGTTAGACAAATTAAAGAAAAAGCTTTAAGAAAATTAAGAAATGAGAGTGAAGGGCTGTTAGACTATATGAGTCGTTAATATTTATTAATAAACGATTTTTTATGAAAAAAAGATTTTTTCCTTTCTTAATAGCGTTATCTGCGTTATCTGTTTCAGGGTCTGCAGCATTTTATTCGGTATTCGGACTTAGTAAACTATTCGCTGGAGCTAGTACTCAAGTAATAATAATGGCAGGTTCTTTAGAATTTGCTAAACTAGTGGTAGCGTCCCTCCTATATCAATACTGGGGTACCATAAATAAATGGTTGAAAGGTTATCTAATGATAGCATGTTTCATTCTTATGGTAATAACCTCAGGTGGTATATATGGATTCTTATCTGGAGCATACCAGGAAACAGCAACCAAATCAGAATTCCTAGATAAATCATTACTTGTATTACAAACCAAACAAAATAGATTTGAAGAAAACAAAGAAGATTTGAATATTGAAAAGACTCAATTAAATCAAACCATCTCAGATTTAAGAAAATCATTATCAAACCCTGCATCTGTATCTTATTATGATAAAGAAGCAGAACAGGTAATTACCACTACCTCCTCATCTACTAGACGAGCATTACAAAAAGAATTAGAAACCACAATTATTGATAGGAATGGTATTAATTTAAAACTAGAGGCGGTGCAAGATTCTATAATGAGACTTGATGGGGAACTACTAGAGTTAGAAATAGGTAATGAAGAACAAAGAGAACTAGGTCCATTAAAATATTTGTCAGAGACTACCGGACAACCCATGGGACAAGTGGTTAATTGGTTCTTATTACTTATTATATTTGTTTTTGACCCATTGGCAATTGCACTAGTTGTGGCAGCTAACTTCGCATTTGCTCAAATCAACCCCAAACGAGAAGAAGAGAATGTTATATTAATAACAGAAGAAAAACCAAGTAAAGAATTAAAAAAGAGAGTAGAAGAGAACCAGAAAAGATTAAAAGAAGAAGAATCTGAAAAACGAATGAATATCATAGGTCAAAATGGTAATGATGGATTACATTATGATGAAGAGAGACCACTACCAGAAAATCCTCCTTTTGAAATACCAATTTACGACCCTCAAACAGGTGAGATAAATCCTTACTATAAAGAATTAACAGGTAGGAAAAATCCACTAGACCAACCTACAGAGGAGGAAGATTACTTTGGTGATTTAGAAAGAATGACAGACACCACACAAACACTAGTAGTAGAAGAAGAACCTAAAAAAGATGAACAAGAAAGGATTAAAGATGTCATAGAAGCCTTCCAAGAAGATGACGCAATGGATGAGTGGTTGGAGGAATTAGGTAAAGAGAAAGGTTTAAATTCTCCAGAAGAGAACGTACCTTTTAAGAAAGTATTAAGATATAGAAAGAGAAAATGATAGAGACAGACGAACAAATAGATAGTAATAAGTTTTATAATGTTGTGGTAGACAAACCTAAAACACAGATTATTTTGTGTCATACAGGAAGAGATGCTTCTAATTATTATAGAAGTCTCAAATATAGAATGGATGGAGATTACACTAAGATTCCTCATTATATGATAACTAAAGAAGGGAGGGTTGTAGATATAATACCACCTCACACTACTTCGGAATTTTTTGGTAAAGAGGAGGTGGACACTAAAAGTATTTTTATTATTCTAGAAAATTTAGGTTGGTTAAAAAGAAAACCTTCACTAAATACATACGTCAACTGGATTGGTGATATTTATAAAGGAGAAGTGTTTAGAAAAAAATGGAGAGGACATCTATTTTGGGCTAGTTATACTCCTGAACAATTAGAGTCTTGTGCGGAGTTAATAGTACATTTAAATAGAGAATTAGGTGTGGAATTAGAATATACTGGACACAATGTGAAAATAGAGAGTGTAGATAAGTTTAAAGGAGTTGTAAGTAGAAGCAACTATAATAATTTCTGGACCGATATCAGTCCAGCTTTTGATTTTGAAGAGTTAATAGAAAGAATAGGATATGAAAAAAATAATTAAAAAAGGAGAGTTATCTGACTTAGCTTATGATGACATGAAAAGTTTTCTAGGGCTATCACGTATGTTACATGAACAAGTAGAAGATGTTACCACTGATACCGAAGAGGTACAAACCGATGAATTTCAAGAAAGAAAAAGAAAAGAGGAAAAAAGAAAAGAATACACCATAAGTGGTGGTAAGATTATTGTGCATGGAACCCAGGAAAAAGACTTGGTGTTAACCGGTGAAGAAAAATCAGCATTTCAAGAAACAATGGACGGATTTGTAGAACAAGTAGAAGACCTAGTAGATTTTAATGTATTAAACATATATAAAAATAATATTGAATGGTCAGGAAGTTTAATAAGATTTGATTTAGAATTTTATTATGCAGTGGGTGAAACTAACGGTGTATATATTAACGGTACAATGATGAAGATAAATGATGATTATGTTGAGATGTTAGATAAATTAAGAAGTTACTATGATGTCTTTTCTACAAAATGGGCTAGTGTCCTTGCAGATAGAAAAAAGACCGAAGAAGAACAACCAGGAGAAGAATTATAAAAGATGATAGATTACATTAAAAAAACTTGGAAATGGATTTTAGGGGTTATAGGGTTCTTCGTAGGACTTGTATGGTTTATGAACTCAAACTCTAGTAAGAAAGTTAAAAAGATAAAAAAGAATATAAAATCTAATCAAAGAAAAACAAAAGAGGTAGATAAGAAGATAGAGAATATCCAAAAAGAAAAACAATCTACTAAGAAGAAGATAAATAAAACTAATCAAGACCTTAAAAAAATAAAAAAGAAAAAACCTAAAGTTAAAAAAAGAACAGGTAAACAAGCAACCACTTCTTTAAAAAATAGGTTAAAAAAGTAAAAAGTCATGAAAAATCTTATAACTGAAGGTTTTAGTATTACTGGAGGAATGTGGGACCAAATTAATAGATTGTGGAATAGTGATAAAAAACTTAAACAAAGTTTATTAAAACAATTAAATGACGGAATAAAAAAAGAACTACCCTTCTCTTATAAACATGCCGGTTATGCAGAAATAGATTATGTTCCAGACCCTTGGATTGAAGTGGTAGGAAAATTAAAAACTGTAACAATTACTAATATTGAAAGAGCTGAAGGAGATTGGAACGTAGCAAAAGGAGAATTTACGGGATTTATAGATAGTAATATAGAAAGGGGTGGATGGAATATATATGGTGATTTAGAATTTATGTTTAAAGTAATAGATGGGAAATTAATTCTTACTTTAACAGACTTAACCGCAAGTTCTAGTAATTACCTTAACGCTGTATTTGCGAAATTATATTTTAAAAACAATTATGTAAAATTTTGGTTAAATACACTTTTCTGGTCTGGATATGCCGGTACATGGAATACAGGTATTGAATCTGCTGCAAAGTCAGAGTTAAAAAATAAAGAGATAGACATACAACCTTTTATTGAGGAACTAAAGGGAAAGAAGATAACATAAACAATAAACTTTTATAATAAAAATAAAATTATGAAAATTAAATTAACAGAACACACAAAAGAAACAATAAGAAAACAACACCAACTGATAAATGAAGACACACTAACAAGAGACCAGGAAAAAATTCTTGCTAACTGTGGAACTCAAGTAGGAGTAAAAAGTCTAGGGAACATAGATAAAATTCCTTTTCCATGTGTACAATTTATGATAGCAAGTGGAATGCAAGATGATAGTATGATGAAACATTTGACTAATTGTGGTGAAGCAGTCAAAGATGTAGCTTTGGGTGATGATTCAGAAAAAGCTGAGAAGCTTATAACTTTTGTTGCAGATAAAGCACTTGACTTTAAAGGGTGTGTAGAAAAGAAAGGTCTAGACCTTGCAGGACTGATAGCAGACGAGGTAACTGCATCTTTATAAAATATAGAATTATGAAAAAAATAAACTATTACGAATTTCTAATATGGGCATTTGTTGTATCCATTATGTTAACCATGGCGATACCAGCACAAGCTCAAAACCATGTTTTTACCGACAAGGAAGTGGTAAAAATGGATTCACTATTCCAAGTGTATGAACAAACTGATAGTTTACAAAAAATTGAGATTAGTATATTAAATAATCAACTCACCAACTATAAAAAATTACATGAACTAGATAGTTTAGAATTACACTTCATGAATGAAAAAACAGTATTATTAAATCAAAGAATAGACTTATACATTGACTTAACTAAGGAGTTAAAACCTAAATGGTACAACAAACCAATCATCCATTTTTTCTTAGGAGCTGCAACTATTACTACCTCAGCAATTGTCTTAGATAAAATTAGGTAATTATCCCACCTTCCTTATATTTATATATAAAACTAGACCAATGGCATTAACTAAAAGTGATAAATTAGAAATCGAACGAATTTCCAGAGCAGAAATTAAAGACTTTCTTAAGAAAGCCACATTTAAAAATACTGTTATTGACTTGGTGGATACAGAATTAAAAAAGAAGAATAGTAAATTAAATAAAGCTCATAAAGCTGAAGTGGTAGATGTAAGCACCAAAGTTCTTATCGAACTTTATAGAACATTTTGGTTAAGAAGAAGTTTCTGGGATTCACAAATTAAAAATATTCGATAATGGAAATAAGTACAGGTAGTGATATGAAAAAAAGATTTGATAAGACTATGGATGACGGTATATCCGATGCATTATCTAAAGAAGCAAGAGGAAAAAATTACTTTAAGGTAAAAAATGTTTTAGATTCTGCATTAGATGAAGAAGAGATAGATGTAGAAGAAGCAACAGGAGCCAGTTCATCTGGTTCATATAGTGGGCCTTTATTTGGTAAAATGGAAAGTGAAGGTAAGGGTAAGGTAAATAAAATTGATAAAATAAAAAATTCCGATTTGGAATATAGTATTAAGGAGTCATTAAGAAAACATTTAGTAGAGACAGAAGAGGAAGAAGAACTAGAATCTGAAGAAGAAGAATTAGGAGAAGAAACAGGAGCTTCATCCTCAGGAGCATACTCACAACCAGCAATTTGGGCAAAAAATAATAAAAATTGGAGAGCAGTCTCTGATAAAAATTTCCCTAAGTATGGTGGACCAGGAGCTACATATGTAAAAGTTAAAGATAAATGTAAAAAATTCCCTTATTGTAATCAGGGGGACATCAACGCTTTACAGTTCTATGAAGAAGATAAATTAGTTGAAAGTATTGAAAGAGTCTCTAAGAAGTTAGGTAAATCTAAATCTTATGTAGCAAAGGTTATTATGGAAGCTATGGAAGATAGTAATTTAGGAAAAAAATTAAGAGATACAGCAGAAGAAAGAGCAAGAAACTCAGAAAAAAAGAATAAAAAAATACGGGTAACAAAAGAAGAGTTGGAAGAAATGATAACCAGAAGTTTTTATAAATCACCTGTGACGGACCCTAAAGCTGGGATTGTAGGTGTTGCAAAGATGGATTTACCAATAGGAAAAATGTTTAGTATGTCCGGAAATAAACCAAAATATGAGTAATAACGATATATTTATATAAAAAAAGAAATTATGGCAAAACAAAAATCTAAAAATACAGAACCAACACTACAAAATAGTGTGGAAAAATTAGTTAGTGAGGATATTAAAAGAGAGATGACTATTGGAAATTTAAAAGATAGACTAAAAGAAGCGGTATCTAATAAGCAAATCCCAGGACTTGCAGTTACTAATAAAGTTTTAAAACAAGCTGGTAAAGATAACAAATCAGGTGTTGACGCTATAATGAAGAAAATTAAAGATTATTTATCTATTAAAGATAATAGTAATCCTGAATTTCCACACCAAAATAATTCCAAAACAGACTACGAGTCTCCAATGTATAGGAATAACAGTAAACAAGATGAGTATGTAGATGAATGGAGAGGTGGAGGAATGGAGGACCTACAATATCAGACAGAACCTAGTGACGAATTCAAAAAAAGATTTAGTCAATATTTGGACGGGTCAATAGAAACAGGTAATAATGATGGTAAAGGTTCAGACGGACAACAAGTTGCAAATGTAGTACCTTCTAAGTTAGGTGAGAAAATCAAGAAAACAATGAAGAAAAAACATAAAGACCTACAAGGTGCAGCTGGAGACGCAATTCCTAACGATTGGGCACATCACCGTAATCCAAACTTTATTCCAGAAAGTGAAAACAAATTAGACGAATTGGAAATAAAACTTCCTCTATCTGGAGATATTTCCTTAGGTGGTGATATTGGATTGGGTGGAGACATTGATGTAAGTGCATTAAGTGATAATCCAGGAGCTGATTTTGATTATGAGGCGGATTTAGATGTGATGAATGATGCAGAATTAGGTCCAGGTCCTGATTTAACTAACGTTAAATCTTTAGAAGGTGATACAGACCCTAACGTAAGTTTGGGTTGGAATTCGGATGATGACGCTAGTGAGGATGGTGAAGAAGAAAGAATTACTAGTTGATTATTAAAAGACCGAAATCTAGATGGTGACGATTCTGAGGAAGAAGTAGTTGTAGTTGTAAGTGAAAGTATAAAGACAGACATGGACAGTATGAAACACTTATTTAATTATAATAAGAAAACTCAATAATTCTTTATTCCTTCATAATCTTTATTATAATTTGGATATGGAAGGAAAAAGATATACACCCCACGAATTTCTCAAATACATTAGAGAACCAATGAGTCAAGATGATATTGACCTATGGATAAAAGCACATGGTTTAACTTTAGAACTATCTAGTGTGTTTTTTGATTTCATTAATTCTTTATATGTGTTAGTTAATAAAACTTATTTGGGAGAAGATGTTATAAAAAATTTAGAAGACCAACAGAACCACTTTAATTGGTGTTGGGAACGAGTTATAAGTAATTTTGAGAAAGAAAGTATATATTTTAATAGAGAAGGTAATCATTATGAGTATTTTTGGACTTTTTTCTACGATACGTTTTATAAAGAACCAAGTCCTATAATTATAAAAAAAGTAGAGGACTTTTTTAAGGACTTGTTTTCACCAGCTGCTCGGAAAACAAAATCTGAATTAGATATCTACACAGAAATGTATAAAATGTTAGAAATTAATTTAAAATCTTGACAAGTCATATAAATTACCTTACTCTTAGGTTAAAATAATATAATATGAATAAAATTTTTAATTTGATAAGTACTAAACTCTTGATAGAAAAAGAGACTTTAGAAACAGAATTAGAAGAAGTTCTTAATAATCGTCAAGACCTTGAGTTTAATGTGAGACTAGACAAGTCTCTCAAGTTAATAAAAGAGATTTCCACAGTCATGACGACGATAGGTTTGTGGGAATCTTATAATAATAATTTAAAAGAAAAGAATAAGTAAAATGGAAACATTAACAAAAATTAAAGATTTAGTAGAAAGTTTATCAGTAGATTTAACTAAATTTTATGAAAAGACTAATAAAAGTGCAGGTGTAAGAGCAAGAAAGTCCGCACAAGAAATCAAATCTTTATGTCAAGATATAAGAAAAGAAATTTTAGAAGAAACAAAGAATCAATAAAATGAACGGATGGATATATCTTTTATTCTTTGTATGGTCGATTTTAATAATGACAAGATATGTATTAACTTTCTTTCTGAATTTATTTAGTAACCCACCTCAAAAGATGGTACTAAATTGGAAAGATATGGTCATACTAGGATTTGGGTTATCTTACTTCTTAACTTATTTAATAACAACAATAACCACATGATATTTGCAGAAATAAATCAATTATTACCTTTCTTTTATGGTATTAGACTCCACGATAATTATTTTATTGTGGATATGAATTTACCAGTACAATGGAAGTATTATGAGATGTACGGTGAGAATGTAGCAACTAAAGCCAACGGAACTAACAAAGATGGAAGTATGTCAGTTTCTTTATTTTCTAATTTTAGTGAATCGAGTGTAAGTACAGTACTTAAAACTGCAGCCCTTATCATCAACGATAATAAAGAAAGAGAGGAGAAAAGTAGGTTATTAGAGGTTAAGAGAATAGAATTAGAAAAACTATTTGAAAGTGCTACACTTGAAGACTTAAAAGGAATGAACTTTATAACTAATAAAAGTATTAATAAACCAACACTAAACGATGAAGAAAAGTCCAAAATCAATGGAGTGGTTAGAGAAACAGTTGAAAAACGACAATCAACAAATAAAGAACCACAAGCAAAGCCTAATAGATAATATAAAATCACTAGGGGGTATGCGGGTAGGTAATACAGTTCAGAAGACAAAAACAAAAGAAAAAAACACTCTATGGCAAAGACTGAAAAAGGTAATAATAGGAAATTAAGAGAGTATCTTTCATCTTTTGCAGAGGTTGCAGAATGTCTAAACGAACTCGACGTACCCCTAGAAGGACTAGAAGTTATAGTAAAAGTTACCCCCCGTATCCACAATGAAATCCAAGAAGAAATATCTAACATAGGGAGGTTAACTGTAGAAAAGAATGAGACTTTTACAGTTAATATATCTGAAAAGAAATTTACTTTTATTAAGTAGTTACTGAGTATAGTGTTTGTATAGTAAGGACTTCTTAAATCCTTTATTTTCTAATATCTTATATAGTTGTTTTCGTTGTACAGTAGAGAAATCACTAACTAATAAACAGTGTGTAATCCCCTCACGTGTAAAGTAAGAAGATATTGACTTCATAAATCTTTTAGATTCACTAACAGTTTTTAAACTAAACAAGGAAAATTCATCTTCTTTTTGCATAACAATCTTATTATTTAAACTAAATAATTGACACATTTCACTTTTAGGGAGGTATGTTGATAATAGTTCTTGAGTAGTAATCCTATTCTTATGTTGGTGGTCATATAACGTACCCTCTACCTGATGTTCAGCTACCTCGATAAGTTGATAATCCTGATTCTTAATAACATTTCTAGTCCACCTACCAACATCATCTTTTTTTAATTTACCAGTTTCTTTTCCACTCTTTCTTTCTACCAAAGCAATCTCAAAAAAACATTCTTCTCTATTTAATATTTTTAATGGGAAGATTGGGTTTGTTTTTTTCTTTAATTCTTTATATTTTTGATTAACCGTTTTACGCAAGTTAGAACTAAACAATAGTTTTTTCTTTCTTTTATTGTTAAACAGTATAATATGATATTTTTTTGAATTCATTATGACAAATTATTACGACATACTTGGTGTAAGTAAAGATTCTTCACCAGAAGAGATTAAGAAAGCATATAGAAAACTTTCTTTAAAGTACCATCCAGATAAGAATCCGGATGGGGAGGAGAAGTTTAAAGAACTTTCAGAAGCATATAGTGTGTTAAGTGATACTGATAAAAAAGCTAAGTATGATTCAGGTGGTGGTATTAATTTAGAAGACTTATTTGGTGGAGGAGGTGGTGGTAATCCATTTGACGCATTCGAACAATTTTTTGGGGGTGGTCAAAGAAGACACCCCCATCATGACAGACCTAGAAGAGGTAGAGGTCATGATTTAAAGGTCCACCTTAGTCTTACACTAGAGGAGGTGTATCATGGTAGTAAGAAAGAAGTGAAGTATACCAAAAGAGAAGGTACTACTCAGATGTGTCCACAATGTCAGGGACGAGGAATAGTACAATCAATGAGAGGAAATTCATTCTTTAGACAATTGGTTAATACTGAGTGTCCAGCATGTCACTCTACAGGTTATCTAAATGGTGGAAATATTGTACAAAAAACGGTGAAGTTCCAAATTCCTAAAGGATGTAATGCTGGACATTTCTTAAAATTAAGAGGTGGTGGAGATGGTTGTTTCGGTGGAGAATCAGGTGACCTCATGTTAATCTTGGATATAATCGAGACACCCCAACAAAAGAAAAGAGATTTAGATTACATACATATTATGTCTATTTCTCCTTTAGAAGCACTTTTAGGTAAAAAAATTAAAGTTCCTCATTTTGACGGTCCGATAGAAATTGCGGTACCAGAACTCTATAATACGTCTAAAGCTTTAAAAGCTAGTAAGAAAGGATTTGTAAGAGATGGTAATAGAGGTGATATGTATATCCACTTAGAACAAAAATTACCAGTAAGATTGAACGAAGAAGAGAAACAAAAAATAAAAGAATTATTGGAATCTGAAAACTTTTCTAACTGATGGGGTGTAAAGGATGTAAAAAAAAGAATATAGAAGAGACTGTCACAATTGAGTGGCGTCTGATAATAGGATTTATATTTGTTATAGTATTTTTTGTTTACGGTTTAGTGAATTTTTATTTTGACATATTGAGTTTTTTTTCTTAATAATTACTATGGGAAAATTACAATATAAAATTAAAAATGGACCAAGAGTAGACTCCCTGGTCGAATATAAACTATCTAACGACACAGTAGTTGCAATATTCCAAGGATTTAGAGGTGAGAATCCAGACTTAGACTTCATAGTCAAATACAAAGAAAAAGATAAGAGATTAAGAACACCATCTCACACCCACTGGATTGTAGATTTAGTTATTAAAGGTGAGATTAATAAAAGTGGTACTTTAGAATTAGTTAAAGAATTAATAGAAATGTATGATGATATAGAACCTTTTAAGACTACAGAAGAAAGAAATAACTATGAATTAATATACACCCCTGAAATAAGTAGAGATTTCTCATGGTTAGACGGTGTAGGATTACTACCAATCGAATTGATAGCCACCCTAGTAGAACTATTCTCCAAATGTGAAAAACAAACTACAGGTGCTTTTATGTTTAAAAGTATGTTAACATTGACTAAAGAATATCTAGAGGGAAAGAAAGATTACTACCAAATAATAGGAACATCAAAAAGAGTTTAAAATAAATAAAAATAAATTTATGAGATTATCAGATAATGTAGGAAACACACCACTCATTCCTTTGAGGAAAAAAAGATTCACCATTTGGGGCAAAGCTGAATTTATGAACCCAAGTGGGTCCGTAAAAGATAGAATGGCAACTTTTATTATTACTCACGCTGAAAGGAATGGTGTAATTCATAAAGGTGATATTTTATGTGAAGCTACTAGTGGGAATAGTGGTATAGCGTTAGCGATGTTAGCGGCAGAACGTGGATATAAGATAAAAATAATCATGCCGTGTAATATGTCAGAAGAACGTAAACAGATGTTTAGATTTTACGGTGCAGAATTAATAGAAGTAGACGAAGGGGATTTTGACGGGGCTATAGAGTTAAGGGATAAATTATGTGAAGAGAATGGTTGGTTTAATTGTAACCAATTCCACAACCCACTCAACATTGAAGCTCATTATAAAACTACCGGACCTGAAATCTATGAAGAATGGACACTACCAAAAGAGAGAGGAGCTTATAGACGAACTGATTCTCCGGATGTGTTAGTGTTAGGTACAGGAACTGGTGGTACTCTTATGGGAACAGGTAAATTTTTAAAAGAAAAATGGCCGAATATCAAAATAGTTGCTATAGAACCAGCAGAGAGTCCTGTGATGTCTGGAGGAGAACCAGGATTACATGGCATACAAGGAATTGGAGATGGTAGTAAATTTTTAGTAGATTTAGATTTTGTAGATGAAGTGATAACCATAAAAACAGAAGATGCAAAAGATAAAGCAAAAGAATTAGCAAAAGAAGGGATATTTGTTGGTATTAGTGCAGGTGCAAATGTACTAGCTTCAGAAAGATGGTTAGAAGATAATAATGGAAAAGAAGCTATAACCATACTTTGTGATAGAGGAGAAAGATATTTTAGTTGTCTATGAAAAAGAAATATCCAGATAATATAGTTTATAATTATGAGACACAGGAATTTGATGCCAAGAAAAAAGAATACCCAACCTCAGTGGGAGCACAAAAATTTGAAACTATAAAGGTCGATAAAAGGGATAGTTTAAAGGCAAACAAATATTTTGAATCCAGACTTAATGAATTAAAAGAAGAATATAAAAAATTAGTAGAAGAATATAATTGGACTAGTTTAGTTTACGAGTCACAATATAGTTTTCAACCAATAGTAGGAGAAGAATATCACCTATATGAGAGAAAAGATAAAAATTTATTCTTATCTTTAATAAAACCTAAAGAATGGGATGAACCTTATATTGGCACATTCAGGTTACTTAATAACGGTAAATGGGAAAAAATATGAGAGAACAATTAGAATTATTTAATACGGAAGAAACAGAATTTGATTTTGAAGGTAACAAACAAAATCTAATCGATAATTTAGACATGCTTAAAGAAATGTCAGTAGAAGAACAAACCCTTTATAAAAAGTGGCAAGAAATGAATAAGGGTGGTAAAATGGCCAAGGTAAAAAACAAATTGTACGATTACCGAACTAATCTATGGGTACCATCAGATATGGATGATGTAGAACATACAATAAAACAAATTGAAGATTTGGAACCTTATGTTGTGATGGCAACACCAGGAAAAGGTGTTACAGAATGGGTAAACTATCGTAAACTTATCCACACAATGGAATGGGTTGCAAATCCGGGACGTAATATGAAATTCTGGGTAAGAGATAGGAAAACAGATAAAGTCCTTGGTTTGATTTGTTTAGGGTCTGACGTTACAAGTATTAAAGTGAGAGATGCTTACATAGGTTGGGACAAAGTTAATAAGTTTGACCAACACAAACTAAACAATACAGCAATCGCTACCACAATATGTTCTACACAACCAGGTGGTTATAATATGTTAATGGGTAAATTAATTGCAGCATTAACCACTTGTAAAACCATTAGAGATGCCTGGGAAGAAAAATACGGAGATAAGTTAATCGCTGTCGGTACCACTTCACTATACGGAATCAACTCAATGTATAATGGAATGCCACACTTTAAAACAATGGGAGAAACATCAGGTAAAGTTAGATTAAAACCTGATGATGAAGCTTACCTACCTTGGAATAAGTGGTTAAAAGAAAATCACCCAGAAGAACACCATAAAGCTATAAACGCTACAGGACCTAAACAGAACATCCTTAATAAGGTTTTTAAACATTGTGGGATAAAAGGGTCCACTTATGACCACGGATTCAAAAGAGGAGTCTATCTTGCAATGATGTACGATAACGGATGTGAGTTCCTAAGAGGTGAGATAGAAGATAAACACCTAAAAATGAAAAAGAAATTCCAAGACGATATACCATATACGGATAAGTGGTGGAAGAAAAAAGCAATAAAAAGATATAAAAACATGTACGACCAAGACAGAATTAAACCAGAACAATTATTTTACTGGGATGTAATTGATTTGTCTTGGGAAGACACAAAAAATAAATACATAAAAGAAGTAGGAAGATAATATGACACAAACAACATTAATAATAGCATTATTCATTTTAGAAGTAATAGCCTTTGGATGGTTAATATGGGAAGCAAAAATGGGTAGAGAAAAAAGAGAACAAATTCTAGATTTAGAAAAACAAATATTAAAACTTGAAAAAGTAATAATATCAATGGAAAAAACAATCATTAAAAAATTAGATAAAAGAAAAAAATATCATGAAAAGAAGAACACTAAACGAACTAAGACAGGTTAAAACCTATGGTTATAGACCACCATCACCCTCTAAGGTAAAAGAATCTAAACAAACAGTAGTAAAATTAAAAAAGAATAATAAGATAGAAAATTATGGACGATAAATTATATAGAAGTAATAAAGACTTTTGGTTTGCTGGAGTCTGTGGAGGAATCGCTGAATACTTTGAATTCGATTACCCAATACTTATTAGAATAATGTTTGTAATGTTATTTGTCTCACCTGCAATACCAGCTATTTTACTTTATATGGTATTATGGGTAATAATTAAAGAAAAAAAATAAAACTATGAATAATATTAAATCAATTTATACTTTTTTTCCTATTGAGGATGCAAATCTAGGTTTACGTGATTACGAAGTTGGATTTTTATTACTATCATTACTTAATTGGAAAGATAATCATGGTCCTGCACATCTTATTACTAACACTTTAGGTAAAGAATATTTTGTAGAGTTAGGGATTGATAATTTATGGGATGAAATAAAAGTGGTAAGTGTAGAGAAGGGAGACATCAACGATGATATTTTTCCTGATGTGTACCGATTTAAGGCATTGGAAAAGGAAGAAACACCATTCTGTCTTATGGAATATGATACCATCTTAAAAGACGATGTTAATGATAAAGTGTTTGAAGGAGATATAGGACTACCCTACGTAGAAAAAGCAGGAGAAGAATCTCATACAGCAACCAACTTTATTTATTTTAACAATAAAGAGTTATTAAAAAAATATTTAAAGAAATGTTTAACCCACATGAAGAAGAACTCCAAAAAGAAAGACCCAACACCAAAAGAGAAGTTCTTCCTAAACTTAGAAATGAATCGTTTCTTATTAAAATTAGTAAAACCAAAAAGTATTAAAGTTAATTATTTATTCACCACTATTTTAAATAAGAATACACAAGACGACTTTCCTTTTACTGAATTAGGTAAATTAGAGACTACTACCTTATTTATGTTAAGTAAATTTAATAGAGATTCTATTAGAAACACTGCAAAGGTTTATGATTCTTATGAAGGAGGATGGGTAGAAGCGTATCACCCAAAAAGACAATATTACCTAAATAAGGTAAGAGATATGATTCTCATAGAACAAGGAAAGGAATGGTATGAATTATTTGAAGATGTGGTAGAAAATTCTAATTTGGTAGATAAGACGGAATTCCAGAAAGGGGTTAATTTTACTGGACAGGACGGGATTGCCGCAATCTAATCTTTTATTCAGAATTTATCGATTAAACCAATATTTATAGTAAAACGTATAATATGTCTTTTACAAGTCTTTTAAATGAAATATATGAAATAGTCCTAGAACAAAGTGACAAAAGTCGTTATGATGTTCTAGTGGATAAATGGGCTACAGGCAAAAAGAAAGCTTCTGGTAAAGTAGTAAAACCTAAAATAGAACTAGATATATTAACGGACCTTATGCAAGCAGACCCGACTACTAAAGGTGAGTTTGAAGGTGATAGAGATACTAGAGATGTTAAGAAAGTAGGAGCCTACACTCAATGGTTAATTAAACAATGGATGGGATTACAACAAAAAGCAGACGAAGAATATGCATACGGTAGTCCAGATTGGGGAGTGGCTTTAGAAAGACACCAAGGACAATTCATGGAAGATTTATATAAAGTAACAGATGACCTGTTAAAATTTGACTATCTTAAAAAAACCGGAAGATATAAAGGAGAAAAAGATATAAATCAAATTAAATCTATAGACGATTTGTATGACCAAGTAAAAGATTATAGTATTAGTAAAGAAGAATTAACAACTAGTAAAGCAGAAAGAGCTCAAATGGAGGTTCATCCTGGAGCAAAAATGGGGTACGACGGACCTAAATGGCAAGTAATAGAAATACACAATAACCCTATGGGTAAAGAAGCAGCATGCTATTACGGGGGTCAAAATAGAGAAACGAGATGGTGTACTTCTAGCCCTGGATTAACATATTATGACCGTTATATTAAAGATGGACCACTTTATGTTGTTATGGATAAAACAGACACTGAAATTGCACAACCACAAGGAAGGGATGTAGAAGGTCACAAACAAACAGGCCTACCAAAGAAAAGATACCAGTTTCATTTTCCTAGTAATCAATTTATGGATATAGACGATAGGAGTATTAGTTTAGAACAATTTTTAAGTGGTGATGGTAAAGACTTAAAAGATTATTTTAAACATGAATTTGCAAAATCTCTAACAGACCAGGAAGGAACAAGCGTTGCAGTCCATTATCCTAATGATACAGTATCTAGATTCATTGCTTTATATGGGTTAGATGAATTTGTAGAGAAACTTCCAGCAGGGTTAAAGAGATTCGATTTTGATACTCGAAATAAAGAGAAGTTACCAGGAATGACACTACCTCTAGAATTATTTACCAATTTCCCCCAACTAGAAGTTCTACATATTGAAGGGATATTAGAAAACATACCAAAAGAGATAGAGAAATTACAAAATTTAAAATTCTTATCCATACCGGATAACCCACAATTAAAGAGTTTACCAGAGAGTTTAACCAACCTACCAAACCTCGAAGTATTAAATATAAGAAATACACCAGCAGAGATTCCTCCAGCACTAGAAGAAAAATGGCAAAATGGAGATATAGTTATAGTCAAGTAGAATAAATTTTCTTATATTTTTATAGAAATTATGATGGATATAGACATAGAAATATATTTGAAACGTTTACGAACTTTTTTTGAAACACAAAAAGGGGAAGTAGAACGTTTTTTAAGTACACCAGGTGTAGACTTAGATTTACTAATGGACCAAATAGAATTAATAGCTACAGAAAACTATAAAGAGTCAGCGGACCCTACTCTTACTAAAAACCAAATTCTTATTGCAGTTAATATCACTCAGACCAAAAAACTTAAAGAAAATATATCAGACGAAGTAGAGACAGATAGTTTACCTATACAAAATATTATGGGATTTGACATATATCTTAACTAAAAAGTACCCCCAACAATTTCACTAAAATATAATTGAGAGGTAGCTGATATGGCTCCCACCACTGTGAGTTTTTCATTTGGGTAAGTAGATGTCCCTACACCCATTCTTAGAGCTCTTACACTACCAGTAAAGGTCGTACCAGTCGTACAAGGATTTATAATATCCCTAGATACGGTACACGCACTAACACTTCCTGTTGAACCTGTGATACATGCTCTAGCTTGAGCACAAAAGTCACCAAAAGGAGAAACCTCAATTCCACAATCAGCAGCAAACTGTAAACCTTCTTGTTGCCAAGCTAAAATTCTAGCAGAATCTACTTTCCCTAATTGATAATTCCAACACGGGTCACCTGGTTTACAAAATCCCATATTAGTTTCTTAATAATTTTCCTTCTACCCAATTTTGGTAGTTAGGGCCTAGACTATAAACAAATTGTCTACCTTGTCTTTCCATCTTTACAATCCCAGCATCTTTAATAGCTGCAAAGAACATATTATTATGAGCTCTAGGTCTTGAATAACCTAGAACATCTTCATAAAATTGATTTGATGTTCTTCTAGGATTTTCTTTTAAGTAATCTACGAATTTCTGAGTCATAGTCCCTTGTCGTGGGGGATACTTAAATGCGTATGTAGAGACGTAACTTTGAGGATTCCAAGTTATAAATTCCTGTCCAGAAGCCTCCTGAAATCTATTTTGGTCGAGTGTACCTTTGACTAGAGGTAAATAAAATTGGTTCAGAAAAATTTTAGCTCCCCAATCCTTATGCCTATATCCACCGGGTTCTTCACTTAAGTAATGTTCTGGTTTAAGTCCTGCATTTTCTAAAGAATCGGACTGAAAAACAACATCATAATCTAAAACCTCATCATCTGCACTCCTAATTGGTAGTACAAGCTCGCCATCCCATAATGGTGTTGCGTATATTGCCAAATCGGTATTTTGAATATTAGTCCACATCCAAGTTCCATCCCTTTGGTCTATATTTAACTGATATACCCCACTCTTAGTATTCATTTTACCTAATTTAGGGTTTTTATAAATAACCTCTCTTAATTCTTTACTAAACTGTTCTAGTGATTTTAATCCTGGTTTAGGTGGTTCATACTGTTCATGAGCATTAACAAATGCACTCACTAATCCTTCTGGTAACATTGAGTAGATGGCATCTTCTGTTTGGTCACTTAATTTATTGTCTGCTCTATCGTACCACTCTTCTGAACCATCACTAAACTTTTTATATAATGCAATTTTATAGAAATCACCAAGGTCCTTACTTTTATCTATTATATAAAATAAGTTTCCGTCTTTTGAATAATCCTGAAAG